CGACAGACGACACAGGACAGCGTCTGCTGCTGACTGCGTGTCTGTCCCTGTCTCTGACTGCCTGACAGCATCTGCTGCTGTCCTGTGTCGTCTGACAGCGTCTGCTGTTGTCTGTCGCTGCTGCTGTTGTCCCTGGAAAGATCAGACAGCATCTGCAGACGACAGCAGACGCTGTCAGTAGTGAACAAAAAACAATAGAAGACAAAATCGTCTTGAATTATGCAAAATTAAAGATCAAGACGTCTTGAATTGTGGAGTACGGGTAGGAAAAGGAATAACAGATCCGGATATCTTTTGTGTACTCGCTTAACCGAGCATTGTGTGTTCAACCAACCAACCACTAACCAGCAGCAACAACCTGTCAGATTGTGGGGACTATCGATCAGCGGAACCGGCAGCCGTTTGTCGATAGCCCCGTGGGATTTTTTGGAAAGAAAAAACAGGACTGTAGAAATCTTGAAAGAATTTATTCAAGTTGAGATTGACTCGTAGACGATACTGGCTACACTCGACTGACCCCCGTGGGATTTTTTGGAACTTTTCTGGAGAAGACAGCAATGGCAGCAGTCAAAGAATTGTTGATTGAGTGTGTCGAAACGTATATCGAAACAGCATTGTGGGCGACTACAGACGACAACGGTGATCCATTGGATCGTCACTACAGTCCCACTGACGTTGCATACAACGAGTTTTGCAAATTGCAGGATCTTGTCTCTCAGTTCCTCAGTCACGATCAGGTGTCCCCACTTGCTCAGCAGTGGGACAGAGAGGACTATTGGCAGGCAATGCACGATTTTTTCCTGACTCGTAACGGTCACGGGGCTGGATTTTGGGACGGCGGCTGGCCGGAGGCAGACGAGAAGATTCTGACGGCAGTAGCAAAGAGTTTCGGCGAGTCGCAGCCGTATGTCGGTGATGATGAATCGATCTATTTCAGTTGATTGTGTTACCTTACAACCACTCCGTTGCACTGGACAAATAAATGTCTGAGTACGAAAAACTTATTGATTATGCAGCAGAACAAGCAAAAAACTGTACATGGGACCCTAACAAGGTCTTTTTACAGGCAAGCTACATGTGCTGGGATAACCGCCGTCGAGGGAGTGCACGCTGGTTTACTCTTGAAGAGTTGAAACATCGTAAATTCACTCTTTCCCGAACTCAATACTCAAAAGTTCTGATGATTGAGTTTACCGATGTAGTCTTACTGCCTACCTCTGATAGAGAATGGGGTTGGTTACAACTGCAGTCACATCGCGGACTTCAGCCTACTGTCCTAAATTAGTATTGAGGCGTCTGGTAAGGCACGACAGTGGATAGCTGGTCGGCCACGCAGGTTAGCGAGCTTCGATGGTTGGGACTGCCTGCATTTCTGGTGTTACCCCTTGTTCAGACAGCAGACCCTGAATAGTATTCACCCCGCTGCACAGTGCGGCGGGTTTTCTCTTCTGACTGAAAGTTGGGGCAAATGGCAGCATCAAACGAAGTGATTCGATTCGCAGACGACGGAATCTTTTGCGTCGTGTGGGCAGATGGACAGGTAGTGCGATTCCCGACACAGCATGACCTTAACACACTGCCGGTTGGAGACGACTTGACGACTGCAGATTTGCGGATCGTCGAAGATTGGCTGGTTAGTTGATTGAGAAACATACCCCCTGTTCAGATTTTTTGATCATTTTCTGGAGAAGAAAGCAATGAAGTATTTTCGCAATGATTCAACCGGCCACGTTGTCCGTGCAGTATCAGGCACAGAGTCACTGTATGACGGTCCCGGATGGACAAAGGTGTCTGCAGCGAAGGGCAAGGCAGCTTGTGAACAGCAGTCATGCGATAGCCTGCTGGAATCGCTGTTTGGTGCGGCCCCCGGATCTAAACATGCACTGAGAGACGGCAAGGTTCAGTTCTGGACGATCGTTCGCAGTGTGTCTGCGTCGGGTATGTCACGGGTTATTGACGTGTACGTCATTGTTGACAATGAAATGCACTGCCTGACCTACCATATCGCAATCGTGCTCGGCTGGAAGTTGCACAAAGACCGTGGAATGATCGTGAACGGCTGCGGCATGGATATGTGTTACCACGCTGTTGATTCCCTCTGGCGTCGTCTGGGGCTGAATGGTAAGGGTGTTGAGTTCGAAGTCCGTTCAATCTGATCATATCCGGGTTCGCGATAGACAGCCGTTGCGGCGGCTGTCAGTCCTGTATCCTGATACCCCTGTTGAGATTTTTTGGGAGTTGATGACGATGAAAGCAACCAACGAAATCGCGAAGAGTCTGACAGACTATCGAGCACAGTTGACAGCGGAAAACTTTGATTCGCTACCGCCCGTTAAGCTGGCACAAGGCACTGAAGTTCGATGCAATGGGTTTGCTGGTGTAATCGTGCGGCACTATCACGCAACGATTCACGAAATCCGACTGCCGGGCGGCGTAGTTGCGACTGGTGATTTTCAGTTAATCTTGGCTTGATACCCCTTATGGATTTCTGAGGTGAAGTATGGGAATCCTGTATGCGTGGCTGTTGGCGTTTGTGTGGGCTGTCGGCTGGTTTATCGGGAGGGCTGAACAGTGAGTAAACCAACGAATGATGAATTGAGGGCGGCGGTTGATTTGCTACGGCAAGCGGCTATGGAAGAATTGCCGTATGGGTACACGATTACGCTTTTGGCCGCAAATTACGGAATCAATCTGTCAGTGAAATGCCATAGGCCCGGAAGCGGCAATACAAGGCTTGGGTTCTACGACTGTTGGAGTCAAGCGATATCGGCGGCAGTGGCAGACGCGAAGCGGAGGGCTGAACAGTGAAGCCGTGTTGTATCGAAACAATGGTACTGTCTGTAATCGCTACAGTGGCCTTTATCGTGCTGTCTACGGTGTTGGGCGACTATCTAGCCTACTGGCTGAATGGAGGCCCTCAGAAGCGACGGGAGAGGCTCAGGCGTGAGGCTGCAGAGAATCAGCCGATGATCTATCATGAAAACCAACAGCACTGGAGGAAGTATGTTTGACCGTGTTCCCCGTGAGAACGTGGTAACGTCAATCGTGGTACTCGATGAACCGCGATTGACTGACGGACCAGCAGCATTCTACGCCCCACATGATCAGGCTAACGTGGCTGCTGTGGTGGACAAGAAAGGGCCGGGGTTGCGTATTGTTGCACCCCCGCACGGGGATACGTCTTTGATCGGGAAGATCATCAGACCCGGTTCAAAGCGTATTCTCGGGGACAAACATTTTTGGGGTACGTTTAACCAGTTGTCTACCCCCCTCTGAGATTTTTTGGGAGTTTGAGCGATGCAAGAATTTCTGTTGATTGGTGGCAGTCGCGACGGTGAGCGGATTATGCTGGAAGTGCGTAGGGATTTACCTCCCACTATTTTAAGTCTGCCTGTTCGTCGCCCAGAAAATTCCAGCGTTTTTCCTTTCTCTAACGAAATGGAGGAACCGGAAGTTGATCATTATATGTTGCGTGCGTTCATGGGTAAACATGAGAATCACATCGTTTACGCAATTCAAGACATGAGTGTCGATACGATTCTGGAGAAGCTGATTGATAGGTACGGGAGGTGATGGTGGCTCAGAGACAGACAATCGAATTGACACACAGAGACCTGCAGGGCAGTCAGGCGAAAGATCTGACGATGATCGGGGATGTATTTCTGAGAGGGAAACGTAATACTATTGAACGGTGGAACGTGACTCAGGTAAGGCAGACAGTCGGCGGGATTCAGCTTGTACTCAATCAGGAGACAGAACAATGACCAACCGTATCAAGGGATTTTTTGGAAAGAAAAAACGCAGTGATGCACCGCACAGTAAACCAGCAGAGCCGCCCATGATGGTCTCGATGGATCAGTTCATGTTTGCTGAAATGCGGGACATGATCGAGGGCTATTCCGGGAATCTGCTGGAAGACTCTGGTTGCGAGACGATCGAGGAATTCATTCACGAGTCATGCGACTGGGAGGGCGGTCTGAATGTTCCCTCAATGCTGGTTGGTCAGGTGCTAAGTGTAGAGACTCGGGAGGCTGTGTCCGATATCCGCATCAACACTTTCCAGCGGTACAAGATCGATCCGATGCAACTGCAGATGCTGAACATGGACCCGGATTTCATTGAGTTCTGCGAAAGATATGAGGGGGATATTCGCAGCAGTCACCTGAACCTGATGCTGCAGGCTCTGAACAAGGCCACGGACGTTATCGTCTGGCGGATGTTTAAGCCGTGTCCAGAGGCTGAGGAAAGTGCTACGCTGGTTTATTGCTGTGCTGCTGAGCAGATTCAGCGGCGACGGGATACGCTGGGTACGATCGTCACGTTTGGCAGCCTGCAGTCGATTGTCACCATGCCTGAGCAGTTTGTACTGCTGCTCAAGACTGGAGTGCTGCAGGCAGATGGATTGTTCTTTGAACAGGAATGATTACTCGCTGCACAGTGCGGCGGGGTTTTTGATGGTGTTGTTTGGAGGTTTGATTATGTCAGAAGCAGAAGTCGTAGCGTTGATGGAATCATCGAAGTCGAAGACTGAATGGGAACGCAACTGCGATCAGGTAAAGCAGCGATGCGGGGACTACCCGGAGTTCTGGTTTACAGCAATCGTTTTGTCCGGGCTGGCGACTCGGGTTGCAGCATCGTTTGGCAGTGATGCTGGCATCCGCATTTCGTAGTCGTAACTCAGTGCTCAGTGGACGTAAAGAAACCCTCGGACGGGATACCCCCTCCGAGGGTTTTTTGGTTTGAAATCTGTGCTCAGTAACCTAACAGTGCATCCAGATTGGCCTGATCAGTTTCTGAGGTGAAACTGATGTGCTGTCTGCAATGTGGACAGGGAATCAGGACAGGCAGGACAGGATGGACACAAGAGTTCATCTCGAAGTCTGTGTCGCTTACAGTGCCGATGTTGATCATGCCGTCGTCATAGCAGTGCCAGCAGTTCGGACTGTCAGGGAATGGCAGCCTACGCTGGCGTGGATTTTTATGTGATCCCTGTCGGTTCATCGCTACTACTCCATCGAAGCGTATGGTGGCCAGTTCAGCATTGGCAGCGTTAAACTGCCCTGTAGACTTGTGGGGGTTACTCATCGCCTTGCGAGCCAGAGCAGTCGCTGTCAGGCGGGGGTACTTCTTGCTTGGTGGTGGTCGCTTAACCATTGGTAGGTCTCCTGAGTCCTGATTCATACAAAGTTTTCTGGCGGTGACACTTCCTGCATAACGTCTGCAGGTTTGATTCTTCATCAGGTCCGCCTTGCCACAGCGGGATGATATGATCCACTTCGAGGTTCTGCTCGGGGTAAGGTTCCTTGCAGCTATTACAGACAAATCCATCTCTGCTCAGGATCTGGAATCGTTCCTTGGTTCGGCCCTTACGCTTAACGCCTTTTATGGGGCCTGCGATTGGTACCCGCTGGCGGTTTGGGTCTGGTATCTTCTTCATTGGAAAACGCATGTTCTTCCACTTTCCTGAATGCTGTCTGTACCCAGTTGGTACAGTAGATTTTGGGGACTACCCGGCCACGGTCAGGACGGCTATCGGTCGCTTCATACAGGATACCCAGTGAAGTCAGGTCGTCCATACGTCTTGTGACAGTTTCCAGCGGGATACTGGACTTCTGGGCGATCATGCTTCTGTTGAGACCCTCTGAGAGTGCCACAGAGCGTATTAGAGCGTGTTGGCGGCTGTAGGCGGTATCAAGGCCCACCTTGACCAGCAAACGCCGTATAGGGGCTGTAATGCGATCTGTGCCGTAGACGTAGCAGAGAGTCAGAGCCAGGCGAGCCATTTGCTTGACTACTCGCGTAGACGCTTCTGGGACAGCATCATACAGCAGTTCGTTCTGACCAAACTCACGGCTGCGAGGTGCCTGAGCACGACTGCAGGCAATCATATCTCCGAGAGATTGAATCAGGTCGATATCGTCCTGAGTGTACTTTGGCTTCAGGATGTCTTCCTGCCTGACTTTGGTATGCAGGTGAGACAGGAATCCCGCCGTGAAAGATCTCTGGACAGGGAAACTCCGCTGGTCTCCAATCTCATTTCCTTCGCTGAGTGATCGGCCTGTTGTGTTGAAGATCGACTCGATAGCACGCTTGTTCCGAATGACCTCGGTATCGCGTGTAGTCTCCAGTCGAACATGCAGGAAGCGTTCTCCCAGTGCTGACATGTTCATGCCATAGATTTTCTCGGTCATCCCGATGATCATGCCGAAACTGATTCCTGAGAAGGATGCAGAGACACCGTTGCGGTAGTGGGCTTCTAGTGATCCGTCGAAGATGTCTCTAAGTTCTCCGAATACCTGGCTGATTGTCTGAGGGTTAGAGTCGAGCAGGACTGTGCCGTCCTTAACGACAACACACTTCCCTTGAAACATCGGAACAAGGTGCGTGCCCTGTCGAGATCCTGAAACCAGTCCAGTGAATTTAGACATAGCTCGGGTATGGATCTCATCGCTTCCCAGCAGTTCACAAATTGTGCTCTTGCCGGAAGAGGGTGCTCCTACGAGGTACATCCACAGTGGATCACCTTCGAGGGCTACAGCCACATGCACAGCCATGCAGACAGCCATACAGTCTTCCAGAGACTGAGTGACTGTCATGTCCTGTCGGTAGATTTCCATCAGACGGGTGAATGAGTCGCACTGCTGAGGCTGAACGCTGATGACTTCGTTCAGATCAACTTCTGTGAGTGCAGACTGAATGATTGCAAGTATGTTCATCACACATCTCTCAGTGAAAGTACAAGGTCTCGGATGTCGAACTTGTCGGGGATTACAGAGTGCTCAGACAATGTGATCTTTGACCAGTCGAGGAACTTGAGGCTGTTGACTGAAGTACCAGTGCTCTTGAGTCGGCGAGCAACAGACTGTACTCCCTGACGACCAGCATCATCATTGTCGAACAGCAGGGTTACATCTTTGTCTCGCAGGACGTGCATGTAGTTACCGCTGAAGCCTGAGCCGCAGGTTCCCAGCAGGTCGATCTTTGAGTCCTTCAGCAAATGACGCATGACCAGATAGTCTGCATGACCTTCGGCGATGTAGATTTCTGAGGAAGAGGTAAGTTGTGACAGACCGAGCACGCTGCAGGACCACGGCTTAGGACTGGCATAAGCAATGTTGGTTTGGACACTGTACTTGTGCAGTGCTATGAGTTTCTCATTCTGATTCCAGACTGGGAACCAGTAATACTGACCGTCGTACCTAATACCTTCTGATAACATTATGCGAGAAGATACGCCCTTCTTCTTTCTAAGGAAAGGGAGAGCATGGCTCGGTGTCAACTTCGGCAGTTCACTGTAGAACCTCTGCATCAGTGTCAGAGCATTGCCGGACTCATGGCACTTCCAGCACTGCCAGACGTTACCCTCAGCCTTGCTGATACTGCAGTTGTCTGAGCCGCAGTACAGACACTGAATCGTGTAGTCCTGTTTGTCGGCTTCGTCTTCGTATTCTATTTCAAGATGGTCAAAGAGTTTCATATTCATCGCTCTGCTTGTTGGATCGTGAAAAAATTTATGTTTTCGACAAGGATAAATGTTTCTGGTGTTCCGTGCAGTCTTACAACACTGGAAGTATTGCGAAACAACCCGCGACGGTAAAACTTGTTTATGGCCTCTGTCAAATTCTGTCGTACACTGTCTGGGTCTGTAGTCTCAATAGTAATCGTCATGCCCGCTTTTAGATAAATGGTACATTTGTAGTTGTTCGTCTTTTCCGTGGTTAATTGCTCACTCATAGTCCACCTCTTTCAGCATATTCATCTCCTGATCTTTACTGACTTGTTCCAACCATTTATCACCAGTTCTGGATCTACAGGGGCTTCTACCCCGTAGTCCAGTGCTGCACGCTCCATACAGTCTACCAGTCCCCAGACGTGCTTCTTCGGGAACTTAACAGGCATCTCGAATACCAGTTCGTCATGGCACTGCAATGCGACTCTTCCCGCAGGGTAGTTCTGGAGAAGATAATCGTAACAGTAACGCATGGCTCGTTTGACTATGACACCCTCGGTTCCCTGTACGATGTAATTGACCCCGGCGTGGCCCTTGAACTCATCACGACCTGACCACTGATTGAATGCGATGTCCAGGTGCAGGGGATAACCTGATCCGGTTGGTCCTGTACCCTCAGTACCACTTCGCCCTGCTGTGTAGACGATGCCAGTTTCCGCAATCTCTCGCTTCGTTTTTTCGATGAAAGCATGGGCGTTCGGGAATAGTTTAAGGACTGTACCCCACAGCCCAGGGACACCCGCAGTCTGCTCGATCTTCTTCGGACTGGCACCGAAGATGAACCCGAAGTTGACGTTCTTTGCGATGCGTCGTTGAGCCTTGGAAGGAGAGTCACTATCTGAAATGCCAAAGATCCTACGGGCCGTGAAGTCATGTGCATCCCATCCACGTCTGAAAGCATCGATCATCTCCTGTTCGTTCGTGACAACAGCAAAGATACGCAACTGCAACTGAGAGTAGTCACAGTCTAACCACCAGTAGCCCGGAGGCGGACCAAACACGCTACGCATACTCGGACTGTGCTTGAGCCACTTCGCGATTTCTGGGTGGTCATCTTCATAGGGGTTCCCAGCTTTCTGCACCTGCTGCAGATTCGGATTGTTGCCTGACATGCGTGTTGTCTTCGTGCCAGTCACTTTGAATGACGGGTAGATAACACCACTGTCGGTACGGTTTTCTGAGTAGGAAGTCAGGTACTCCAGTTTCTTCGTGTACTTTCTGAGGGAAAGGAACTGGGCGAGGAACTTGTACTCAGGGCTGCCGGGCTGTGCTTCATCATGCAGACGTACCAGTGTCTCTGCATCGACTGAGGGTTCCTGCTTCTTCTTTGTTACTTTGACCTGACTCATGTTCCAGTTGTCATAGAACAGCCAGCGAAGGTCTGCGTCGTTGAACTCTTCGAGTCCGCTGATCTCCTTACAAGACTCTGTGAGTTGTTCAATCAGTCTCTCGCAGGACTCGATAGCACCCTGCAACTTAGCCTTATGGACCCAGACACCAGTGTTTTCAATACCCCACATGACAGGCATGATCTGACGATTCACGTTCAGACATTCCATGACTTTCTCGCTCGGCTGAGACGTAAGCATGTGCGGGTCATGCTCCATCATCCGGGCTTGGGTATCATCCTGTACTCCAGCCATCAGGAAGCGTGCAAGATTATGGGTGTTAGTCACGTCTGCTTTGAGGTACTTTGCGAGCACTCCACTGAGGAGAGTATCCGGGAGTTTCGGGCGAGCAGACGCCGGTATGCTTCGCAGAACTGCTCGGGGTAGCCAGTAGTCCAGTCGAGCGAATTCAGTAGATTTGCCACACCCTCGCATTCCGGGATGTCCGCTTTGGTATTCGGCAATGCTCCACTGTCTGTTTTCTGGGAGGGACTTGTTGTGCTTGCGGATGTGTCGTCTGCAGGCATTGACGGTATCGATAAGTTCACGTTCCTCTCCATACTTGTTGCCAAAGTATTTGAGTACAAGAGCATCGAGACCTTGACGGTCGATGTTGTTGAACAGGTGAGCGAGGTGCATTGTATCAAGCACCTTGTCCCAGAACTCAGGACAGTTTGGTTCTTCCCAATCGAGGATACCAGCCTCACACAGAGCCTTAACGTCAAACATGGCGTTATGGAACACCAGCATGTTTGCAGCAGAGACAACCACCTTGATGTTCTGTGAGAACTCACCGACACGTTTACGAGTCACGGGATCAACAGGTAACTCTTCTGCTCGGTAGGTACTGCCGTCGAACATTCCAATGGCAAAGACTGTGGACCAGCCAGCACGCAGATGAAGTCCTGTTGTTTCGGTGTCGATTACCAGCATACGTCACCTCTTATTGTTCTTGTAGATGATTATCGCACAGCAAATCAACAGAAACACTATCCATGTTGCAGGCTCTGGTACTGCCTGAGAGAACACCCGTTGTCCGACGTAGCTGTCGGCACTTGTCAGCAATACCTCGCCGATCGTGAATGACGCTGGCGTCCCTGCTGGCGGCGACTGGTTAAACATTGTGAAACTGATCCATCCCGTGCCGCTGTACAGAGTGTCTATTTCATCGCCGTCGTACTGATCAGCATGACTGCTCCAAACGAACGGCAGGTATATTGCAGAGTGCCCGATTGGAATTTGTGTGTCTGCTCGTAAGTACCCGGTACTGACCAATGATGCCACAGATCCTGTGAACCGATCGCCGTACAGTCCTGTTTGCAGGTATCCGTTTGAGTCAGCATAAAACTGCAGGCTCTGCTGCGTTGAGCCGCCGTATCGTTCAGTGTAGCCGCCAAACTCGACACCGGGACCATCACCCCACGATGTTGCAGGTTGCCAGAAGTATAACCACCCGAGCGGCCTCCCTTTACCTGTCAGGTTGATGCCGACTTCATCCACCAATCCGTAACTTTCGTGGTAGACAGTGGCATCAATGTAATCAATCTCGATGATCAGATCCCCATAAGCGTTCCTGTCGGCTAGCACCACAATGGTAATGAACGCGATAATGCACATCCATTCCAGCAGCCCGAGTCCCCACGTATCACTGCCAAGCAACACCGCATGTATCATTCGCTCGTTCTGCCGCCGGAGTTCGCGGGGTGTCTTTGGATCTCGATAACGCCTGCCCATAATGCAACATCTCCAGAAGAAGACAGCCGTGTAGATTGCTCCACACGGCTGTCAGACGGGGGTGGAACCAACTGACGATCAAGGCAGAGTCACAGACAGGTACGGTACAGTCAGAGACTTACCCGCCCTTTCGATTGTCAGAGTCTGCTTCTTGTCGTCAGCGGCTGTAACCTTGTAGGTCAGAGCCTTGGGAGACTTCGGGGCCTGGTACTGGACTTCGTAGTCCACCCAGTCAGACGGGGAGTAGTCTGCATGAACAGGTGTATCCTGCTCTGTCTCAGGCTCTCCAGAATCGTCTGTAACGCTGTCGAGGTCTTCCCCGGTAGGATCGTCCAATTCCGCATTCCATTCGTCTCCTGCAGGCTCTGGAGCGGCTTTAACGACGTTTTTGGGAGTCCGCTTCGTTGCGGGCTTGGCCGGAGCAGGTTCAACAGCCGGTTCAGGTTCTGAGGTGGGATCTTCATCGCCCCAGTTCATGCCGAGAATGTTGTAGTACCGCTTGTTCGGGTCATTCTTGCCCGGAACCACACGCATCTTGAACTGCTGATTGATGCAGCCTTTCAGGGCCGTGTCGATCTCAGGGATCTCCAGTTCCGCCGTATCGATGGACATACGCTGCAGGTCACGCATCAGGTTTTCGAGACACTGCTCAGGAGTGCGGCGATCGTCGCCTGACAGATTGTGCAGCACGTTCATGCTGGCCCCATTGTGAGGTGCCTGATGGGGCACGCTGCCGTCACACTTGAACTGCAGAATGAAATACTGGGCACCGTCTTTCAGCACAACCTTCGGACCAACAAACGTCACAACGTATTCGCCCGGAGGTCCGGCAAAGTCCCGGACAGCCTGAGCTTTCTTCGCGACCGCGGCGTGCTTTGCAAGAGCCTTGTTCTGCTTCAGCAGAGCAGCCAGCCCGAGGTTCTGAGTATTGTCAACCATTGGAACACCTTTCTGAACTTGAAATGAAACGGACAGTTGTGAGAGTTATCAAGCGATGCCGAGCACGCCCTGCAGAACCTTGTAGGTTTCTGAGGGAGAAGTACCGCAGTCCAGTTCTTCGGACTCGCCGCACCAGGACTTTGCGATGTAGTAGGTATTCGGTGCCACGCCGATGAATCGACGATCTCCGACTGCCTTACGCTTCTTGGTCTTTTCGTCATTCAGTACGCTGACTGTGCGACCGAGGTACACGATTGCGTGAACATCTTTTTTCGTGTAGTTGAAGATGCCTTTCGTCAACTGCGGCTGATACTGATCGTAATCAGGACCGACAGGGTTGGCGACCGTCTTGGTTGTGCTGTGACTGATCAGCACGATGTTGAGACCTTTCGCGACGATCTCCAGACACAGAGGCATGAAGATTCCGGACCAGAACACTTCAGCAGCTTTGCTGTAACCTCGCTGGAAGTCGTTGAAGTCCTTGCTGGTCATGTCGCCGTTGAACAGGACTGAGGCACAGTGCTGGAAACAGATGTCCTGCAAGCCGCTCGTGCTATCAATCACCAGTGTCTTGTACTGGTGTTTGCTGTCACGGAAGCGAGTCATTGCGGACATCAGTTTCTTCCAGCCGGGGTGCCCAGTACCTCGCGGAATGCTGTTCTGGTCGAACAGAGGATCGAGGTCAATCACCTGCACAGATGGAGGGATTGCTCTACGCTGTTTGTGAATGTGGACACCCTGCTCGCCACTGGTCGCAATGAACAGAGGTGCGGGGAACTGTGCGGCGAGAGTTGTCTTCCCCTCACCAGCTTCTGAGTAGAGAAGAATGAATCGACCGTGAGTTGGGGACTCATCGATCAAGTCATCAAACGGATTCTCACCTGCTCGCAGTCGTGGCGTAGCAGGCGGTGCAGCGGGACTCGCTGGCTTTGTTGGACGTGGTGCAGGTCGAACACTCATCGGGATTTCTTTCTAAGACCAAAGGTACTGCCGGACATGCGGAAGTTACGGTAACGCTCAGCCGTCCCTTCCATGAATGGATTGTAAAGACCGTAAGGCATCATGAAGTGGGTTTTGTTGACGACTCCTTGCTTTGAGGGGAGGGACATGTACTCGTACCAGTCGAGGAAACATTCCAGCATGGGGTAGAGACATGCGTGTAAGAAACGATTGAACCGTACTTCGTCTGGGTTGATGAAATAACGAAAGAAATGGTAGGGCCGGTTCCCGTCGATTGCTTCGCAGAGTCTGAGGGCAAAGTCCTTATCAGTCTCTTTGCTGCGTCTTGCTGGACCTCTGTATGCGAAGCCTGCTGGTCGTCGCATGTGTTGGTACCAGACTGTTGATGGGAGTTTACCGTGCTGTGCTTTGTGGAACAGGCAATACATATTGACCTGAAGATTGAGATCAATCTCTTCAGCCAGTTTTGTCTCATCCCATTCCCCTCGACACTTGTTTTCCATCAGGCAATCATCACCTTCACCGTCCACATAACCGTGAAGTTTGATCGATCTGCCGGAGGGTAATTCCAGCATCATCTCGTGATGTCGTTCTGAGTGTTTGATACCGTAGGTATCGAGGTCTTTCGCATAGAGGCTAATCCATGTGTTGACCATCTGTGTTGCCAACTTTGTCCAGAAACTGATTTCCTCTGTCTCAGAGTACAGAGCAATATGTTTCTCAAACTCGTTGGCTATCAGCTTACCGGCACCTCGGGCTTGTCGGGTCTTGATGAACCCTTCAATGCCTGCTTGTACCAGTGTCCCAAACTGCATGTTCTTGTTCCAGGGTTCCACCGCTTCAAGATCTCTGAGGTAGGAACACTCGAACGCAACTCTGTCAACCAGCCACAACTCCAGCCCGCTTACGCTTAGGCCGTTTATCACTGGGTTCCACAGTTGCCTCAGCGACTGTGACTTCGCCATTCTTCACCATTCTGCAGAATTCAGGCAGGTCTTTGAGTGCCAACACAACCATTGTGTTAGCCCGGTCGTCAAACTCCCCGATGAACAAAACGGCAGTCTTCTTTTCGACTTTCGCTTTCTGCCGTTCCTCGCCGAGTAGTTGTCTCAGTGTCTTGTGGTTGTGTCGCGTGTACTTGCAGGAGATGAACAACTTCGGGTGAGTGCTGTCACTCCGAGTCAACTTGCTGTTGCCTCCGCTCAGTGAATTTCTGAGGGAGGAAAACATCCCTGCGACGTATCGCTCAAATCGTTTCCAAGGTGCGTCTGCCATGACATAAACCTTTCTGTGTATTACGGGCACGGACTTGTTAAGAGGGGCCTAACAGCGGTCGTCTCTTATGCGTGTCTTTGTCCCGTGGAGATGGAAGTGCTGCGATGACGACCACAGACACAACCGTAAAGCACCCTGCGGCTAAGAGACCTACCATTGCAGGAATGCTGGTGCTTTCAACAAAGGATGACCCCCGGAGTCGAACCGGGGACCGTAGGGCAGGAGTATTGGAGGCTCCTACGGCGTTCCCACGTCATCTATGGATCAGAGATCTTCGCCGTCTGGATCGAACCCGCCATCGTCGTCAGGCAGAGTAGCGACTGCACGTTTCTTTGCAGGCCGTTTCTTTGCAGGCCGGACGGGAACAACTTCCGGTTCTGGTTCGGGTTGTGGTGGCGTTTCTTTCGCTGCTGCAGCATCAGCCTTGATGCGTGCAGCATTCTCCAGACACATTGTATGCCAGCCGTCCAGACCAATCGGGCATTCTGTCCAGTTCTCACGTTCCTTGTTGGACAGTTTGATGTCCGAGGGCTTCTTACCCTTGTCTGTGTCGCCATGATAAGTGGCACTCAGCAGGTTCAGAGCCTTGATGAATGGACCCATGATCTCGCGGTCGCGGTCCTTGCTGCCACCCTCGCTGAACAATGTGTTCCAGTAGCCGGAGACTGCATGGCAGACGCTGCCCTTGCTGCAGTCCTTACCGTTGGCCAGCTTCTCGACAAACACGGTGAACGCATGAGTCAGGTCAGCATCAACCTTGACGACATCTGATTCCAGAGGCTCGACCGTGTCGATAGACCATGCGTAACCGAGAGCGGCGATGTAGGCCAGACTGATCTTCAGTCCGCCGTATCCGCCGTCGTTGTCTTTCGCATCGAGAACGATTGTGACGAACTTTGCAAGGTTCTTGTGGACTTCAAGGAAACGCAGCATCTCGCTGTGCAGGAACTTCACTGCATCGCTGACAGTCTGCCCACCTTCAAGCAGCCAGACCAGACGGGCAGCAGTCGCCAGACATGTCACCCATTTCTTGCGACGGCTTGCAGTCTTGTTCCAGTCAGCGGAAATGAGTTCATCGATCAGCGGACTGCGGAACAGAACGTCGGCGTGATTACGGCCCTTGCCAGTGTCTACGCTGTCGGCGGTTTCTGGATCGACACCTGAGACAATAACGCAATCGAATTCAGACTGAGCATCCGGCCATACCTGACCAGACTCAAGAGCCTGCTGAGCCATCAGGAAACCGTGCAGGCGGTGCTGTCCACTGACGCACTGACCTTCGGTATCAAAGATCAAAGGTTCGCCGTTCAGCTTCCACTTGCCACGCAGAAACTCGTTGGCGTAAATTGCTGCCAGACCCTTGCTGAATGGGCGGTTACGCTTGTTGTGGTCAGCAACTACGCCAGCGGCGAATGCTTTGGTCACGCAAGCTACGCGACTCGCGATTGTGGATTGGGGCTTCTTGCACTTCTTCAACAGATTCTCGAACGACATGGGGGTGAACTCCACTAAAGAAACTGAAACGATCCTGCGGCTGATTGCCTTGTGGGGGCAGTCTAGCAAGCAGGATCGTCATGTCAAACGCAAATCTTGAAATTTGTTTCAGAATTTCTCCGATTCATAGGATTTGGTTTCTTGACGGGTTTTCATCATGTCCCTTAGAGCCTTGCCCCGGATAGCAGCATTCGGGTTGACTTCGCCGTCCAAAGTCATTGTGACTCGCCCACACCAGTTGCGACCGTCCTGTCCGAGATGCAGTACCTCGAAGGGTGGTCTCAGCTTTTCTGCGGGGGACCATTTCTGCTGGAAGAATGAGTCACCGCCGCCTGCATGTTTCCAGTTTGTCTGGTGCCACGGTGCAGGGCCAAGGTGCCAGTCAGAGCCGTGGAATATCTGGGTGTAACCAGCCCATTCGACTTGCTGGCGATGCAGTGGAAACTGTTTCCAGTAAGGTTCCTGGGGAAGATGATCGGGTACATCGACCATCATGCGGCGAAGCGGGGTGTACAGGAATCCCGGACGCATCTGCATTGCAAGAGGTTTAGATGCGTCGAATGTATATCCCGTGCGGTCAGGAATTGCGAAAGACCAGTCGATAAACTGCGGCCAACAGATATCAGCATCCATGATGCAGATCCAGCCGTCACGCCCAACACGGTCGAAGGTTTCCTCCAATGCGAGGTACTTGTTGAAGTACGCTCCATTCAAGTAGAACGCATCGGTGTAATGACAGTGTACCTCGTTCTTCTCGCAGACGTAGGGTGTCTGTCGGTCCTTGCGAGTCGTGATGACGTGGATCTCAGAGAAGTGATGTTTGTTGACAGGCAGAGTTCTGGAAAGGAAATCAGCATACTCTACACACACGATGAACGCTTTTAACGGGGTCATGTCAGGTTCCTAAATACTTAATGACAGGACGGTCGGTTGAATGGACTTCTTCTTCAGTGCTCAGAATTTGCAGGAGTCCATTTTTCATTTGCAGGTGGCTGTACTGCTGGGTTACATGAGTTACATTGTCGTGCTGGGCATGAGAGCCGTGACCCTTGAGGGGCACTAAACAGTTGTGACAGTGCTGGCGAACCTGCGGAGCAAACTCTGTCATTGACTTCTTCCACCATGCAGTACCGAAGTCGTCATTTGCTACGATCGGGATGCCGGTGTCAGGATACTCTGGATCGTGCTGATTGAGGATAGCTTGACTGCCTGCAATCTCGCAGAAGAACCCACGCACCTGACCACGGAACTCACAAATCATTGCAGACCAATGTTGATTGATATCGCACTGGCTGATCAATTCCCATCGACGTTCCTCGGGGATACCGAGGTCGATCATAGAGCCGTGAACCGGGGAGTGTCGGCTGTCTGTCTGATTACCAAACGGCTTTGACTCTGGCCACGATGCCTTGAACTCATCGTAGGCTGCTTGGTTCAGGTGACAGTTCAGGTTGCTCATGTTCGGGTTGAATGTCTCCCGCATGATGCTACCTTTACCGCGAGGATTGTTACACCAGATACCGCACTGCTCCTTCGGGAAGTAGTTTCTGAGGATGGAACAGATGTCGGCGAATTGCGGGTGTAATGCAGGGTTGCCTCCGAAGATCCCGATCAGTCCCCAGTAGCCTCTCATTGACTTCAGGGCAATCTCAAAGTTCTCCAGTGACATGAACGTGGACTTGCCACGGAACTGACTGCCTTGCGTGCAGTTACTGCAAGCGAGGTCGCAGGCTCGTGTCAGGTGGATCTGCATGACCCCTTCACGAAACTTGCCCGGTCGCCGTTGGTTGGGGGCTACCATTCGAGACAGACATTCTTGCTCTTGCATTGTACTCGATCCTTTTATCTTCGAGAGCATTGGCGAGGTGGGTACTGACAGTAACGTAGTTGTACCGAAACTGAGCTTTGAAAGCGAAGTCATGCTGACGTTCAAGGTCGTAGTTTGCGACTGCTTCTTCAAGCGTACATCGCAGCAGGTTCATGTTGATGTCAGGATGGACTCGAATCAGATTACCGTCGATCTCTGGTAGAACTTCATCGGTCGGTAGGTCTGTAACCACCTGACAGCCTGCAGCAGTAGCCTCAATGATCTTTCTGAGGGCGTAACCGTACCGACTGCTGGTGCATACTGCGACCTTGAAGTTTGACAGGAACTGCATGTAGTCTGGCGTGCAGCAGCCTTTACGATGGTAGCCCGGATGGTTGAGCCACGTCATACCCAGTTTGGTCTGGAACTGACGCATACGCTGTCTGAGAGGATATGCCGCAGACACTGCTCCAGACATCACTACCTTGTCTCGGTACTTGTTCCATTCTGGAACGTGATCAAGGTCGAGACTGTGGTAAGTCCGAATCAGATCCTGCTCACGGACGTAAGGTGCAATACGCTTTACGATCCTCGGGTGGTAGTACACGATCCATGCGTGGCAGGCCATGTCGATAGCAGCCTGACGATGGTACAGAGGATTCTGGTGAGCATCCTTCAGGATAGTGACGTTCAGACTGTTGTGATACTGCAGGGCCTGAATGTTCTCGAAGCGGGCTTCTGGCTCTCTGAAGTTTCCCGGCTGAACATCCCATTCGCGAATGTCCTGCACGACAACGACACTGGGGTTTGTGTGCTCGATGATCTTGCGGACATTTGTTTGTGGGTAGTCAAGGTTGTACCCGCAGTGTCTGTAGCCTTGGCACGCCAGACCGTTAGTGATTTGCCAACCTTCATCGGTCATGTGTCGTTTCATCGACTCGACACCGAGCACGACTCTTTCAGCACTGCTGTTCGGCGTGAATGCAGGTCTTGGCAGTTCCTGACAAGTCTGCGTAGGCTTCAGTTGGTTCAATGTCTCTTGGACCGTGCGGGGGTGCATGGCTATCCTCAGAGTAGGGTTAGGGCATCGAAATCTTCTCCCGGAAATGTCAAAGCCTGGGGATGTCTTCGGTTTCCCATTGAAGACTTTTCCCCTGTGTGCTGAAGCAGACTGGGAGCGTGAACGTATTCAGTATAGCCAGACTGGTTCATGGATTCAACTACAGCCCCGTCAAGCGAGTGGTGGCCCCTTTGAGAATCCATACGTCGAGTGATCATGTGAGGGCATGACAGCAAGGCTATGCAGGCATCGTGAGGGAAGATCAAACCGACAGCACCTCGGCCTAACTGGTGGCTGCGGGTATTGTCTGGAGCGATAGCATAGGCTGCCTCAACCCAGCCCTTGCGGTCCTTCACAACCTGTTCGTTCTCCATGAACGTGAACAGATTGAAGTACGCTTTGTCTGGTTTGTTGCATCGCTCGAAGTACGCTTTCAGATTCTTGACGGCTATGAAGTCATCCTGAAAAATCGCGTAGTATTCTGCCCACGGATCTCTGTTGTAGAGTTCCAGCAGGGTCAGGTGCCAGTGACTGAACGTGCGGATGTTGGCCCCTCTGAAATGAACGCGACTGTAATTGCATACGTCACCGTAGTTGACCCACGGACCATCGACGAACAGTTCTGGATCAGGGAAGCCTGCATCAAACAGACTGTTCATTGTTGGCTGTAAGGTTGTTTCGAATCGAGATTGAACCGTAGTCACAGCGTACTGCCAACGGCCTTTGACATAAGGTACATCAGTCTGTGGACGGTCGTGTCCCTTGTTCCACTGATTTACCAGTCTGGTTAATACGTCTTCGTGTCCGGGATCGCAGAGAACCCTGCGATGACTGGATGGTGTCGGTCTGAGTCCGAAGTACAGGGACTTGACTTGAGGCTTAGCCCACGCTTCAAACTCTTTGACCTCGCCGTCATGGACACAACCGCAGACGTATCGAGATGCAGGCACCACAACAGTAGGTTGCTCGAACGGTGCGGGTTCCTGCTTTCCTGACAGTATTGAGGATGCCCAGTCTCCCAGACGGTTCAACTTCTGTACTCGCTCATCACAGTTACAGGGAGCACCGAGCCATCCGCTGACTCTTTCCTCTGTAATGCCAACTGAAGACAGAGCCTGCTTTATTCTGTCTCCGAGTCCGGGTGACTCCCGGTAAGTTTCTGAGGAAGAGACTGTACCGCCATACTCCTGAATGATCAGGCGGAGTTGATGCAGGTCGTCTCCAGTTGCGGTGGTGACAATACGGCGAGACCCATCAGCAGATCGACTGCCGAGGGTTGCCATTGGATTATCACACACGAACTGTTGAGCAAGAATCTCAGGGAGTTTGCCGAGGGGGGTGGCAGCCATTTTATAGCCCTTCAATAGTCATGTCGTAGTATGGTAAAAATTGGTCTCTTGGAATGTACCTTAGACCTCCATTGCTTACTACTTTTCTCCAAGGAAAGTATGAGCCACCTTTGCATACCTTATATCTTAGAGACGTCGGTATGGAGCCAAAATAGCCGAAGTCCCACTCCTCACTTTCTAGCTGTCCTGTACTCCAGTTTATAGTTTTTCTAAATAATCTGAAATAGTTTCCGTAATTTGTTTGATTTCCATTCCAGTCAAGTGTCCAGTGGGGGTATCGCGAATCTGTTTCGCAAGTATCGCCTACAGGCTGGTATCTTGGTGCCCTCTCTTTGCTGTCCCAGTAGGGACTGCATCTTCCTTCAGGCCGGGCGTATAAATAGTATGTTCCTGCAAACGGGCACCCACCTGCTGGCGGTTGGAATATAGGATTCGTAGTAACCGTCAGTTTCCATATTTTCGTATATGTATCAGCCCATATCCCTGTGTATCCAGGGTAAGTGTCCGTGTAGTCGCCGTACAGAGTTTGACAAGTGCAAACTTTCTCACTGTTATCGCCGATGAATCGACACGCATCCGGTTGTGTAGGATTTCCTACAATGAGCGGTGGGGCTTTGACTTTTACGCAATTTCCGTCTGAGTATTTAGGCTTAACACATACAGGACATCCCTCAGTGTCGCCAACTGGGTAAAATGTGTTGTTGCATCTCGGCCTGAAATCTTCAGCCGCTACTTTCCAAGTTCTGCACATTACAGGACCGGAAGGGTTTCCGGGTTCTACTACTGTCGTTGTCATTCAAACTGCCCTCCAGTTCCTGCTCCGGGGGATGTCCCTGTTCCTTGTCCGGGAGTTGTGCCTGTTCCTGGACCTGCTTGACCGTCATTGTAACCTATCGAGTATCCGTCTTTGTATCCCTGATAGAAACCTTCCTCGTAGTCTGACCACATGAAGGTTCCTGTACCTGTACCAGTTCCGGTCATGTCTCCATAGGTTCCAGTTGCAGGCTCAAGGTTCGTGCCTGTTCCGAACTGCTGGTACTGACCAGTTCCCGATGCTGTACCTGTAGGACCAGCGAAGATTACTCTGTCGTCATACGGATTACCAGCAGCCCCGTCGATGTACCCATTGGTATATCCGTACTGGAATCCTACTGTACTTCCTGTGTTGACTGGTTGTTGAGGCACAGTTCCTTGAACGCACACTTGAAGAATAGCATCTAGACAGCAATCACCTGACGCTGGATCTGGCCACGTCATTGTTATTTCACCGTCCATCACGGTCGCTGTGGTTGCATCGCTACCATCAGGATACTCAGCTTCGAGGTAGTCTCCAATGTCGAATACCCACATTTGACGTATCGGGTCCCAGACAACGTCAAAATCAATAGGCGGGAGCACAATAACTCCGTACTGTTGGGGCCACCTCTGTTCTCCTAAACTAACTCTCCACTCATCAAATGTTTCAATACCATGAAGAATCATATCTCCATTATCAAAACATTCGCAAGGACATACATCACTGGGACTGTTCTGTCCGCCACCTGAATGCAGGGGAATGTATTCACTGCCTGCACGCTTCACCCAGATGTAGTCGCCAGTCTTTGCACTGAACGACGTGGATCGGTTGGTGATCTTCTCCCGGTTCTCTGCAGTGTCAGGGGCTACTTCACGGTCCAGCGTATCCTCAGCAGGGATCTTGTACCGGACGATCAGACCGTCAGCCTGAGTGTACCCAGTCTCCGGGTTTGTCGCTGCAGGAAGATCGGCCAGCATCTTCACATAGTACATATCAGCGGACGTTGTATAACGCCGCTGTATGTTTTCTGGGGAAGAGGTAGGTTGCTGGCCGAATACTTTGCGGTGTATCTCGCGAGCATCTTCAATGCTGAATACGCCGAAACGGTTCATGGTATTACCAGATTGTTGTTTGATACGAAGGTATGCAGGTTAGCCTCAACAGGCAACTCAGGATCGATGTAGGCAAAGTCTGTTTGTGGATCTGCGGTTTGAAGGTCTGCGAATGGGAAACCCTGACCGAAAGGAGTCAGCGGCCACGGTTCTTGAGCAAAGTCTCCCCTGCCGTTGATCGGAATCGGCAGCAGTACGTTTAAGAGGGGAGGGGATGTATTCGGAGCGAGCAGCCCGAGGGTATGCTTAGAAACTCTTCGATGAGCATCTCGGAAGTACCCTTGGTCTCCTACAAACACCGGACGGCGATCGATTACGAATACAGCAGTCAAAGTAACGAAGTGATGCTCTGTCTGAGTTCCTGAGCCTGACTGACCTGCGGGGGTTCCAATGTTGACTACTCGACGGTTCTCAGTAACCCCGATCCGTTCACAGAGAACGTGTCGAGGGGCAGCGTTCTTGAATGTGTTGATCTGAGCAGAGTTGATCTTGCCGATGTACTGATTGATGTTGCTGTAGTCGAACCCGGCGTATTGTTTGTTCCATGTGAACGTATGAACTTCCAGTTCCAGTGGTATCTCAATACCTTCAGTGATGGGCAGTCCGTTCGGATGTAACAGTACGTCACCGTTTGCATCGTGATACTTTGTGACAGTAACAGTGCGAGTGTCAGCACTCCATACTACAGGCTCATCCCAAGGATAGACAATGACTTCCTTTTCTTCGGGAGTCCCGCCTGTACCAGTTTCCCTCAGCTTGTCTCTGGTGCCTCTGTTGCCCCTACCACGGTCTTCTCCGGGGAACAGGTCACGCAGCCATTGGCCGGTCTCGTAGGTGACTGCAACACGCCAGAACGGCCTGCCAGCATTCTGATCTTCCTTGACGCCACTGCATTCTTTCAGCAGCAGGTCTGGCCTGCCGGGGTAATGACTGAGGCCGATAGTGAATGTTGGCTCTGCCTGCTGATTGAATGACGGAAGGTAGTATTGTACGTCCGTAGAGTCTTCGAGAGGGCTGGTCATGCGAACCAGCCATTCGACATTCAAGGACACAGTACCCCACGATGCAGACAGCACTTCTGTATCGAGGGGTACGCCGATAATTTCTTCGAGAGCCATTACGGTACGCCTTGAAAGAATACGTTGCCATTAGCGATAGCATCTCTGATCTGCTGTAACAGTGCTCGCTGTGCCTCAAGTTGAGGATCAGGTTTCTTGTTGGCTGCCTGTATTGCCTGCTTGAGAGCGTCAGCCTGAGCCTTGAATGCGTCTTTCTCCAGAGCACCTTGAATGACAGGGGCCTGTGTAGCCTTATCCATTTCTTTCTGCAACTGATCTGCTTTGGCTTGCAAGAATTGCAGGCCGAGAGCCTGTCCTTGCCCTGCAGCGAGCATTCCTTGAAGTCCCAGACCGGCCATAGCCATTGGATCAAATCCAATGAACTCATTCATTTCTCGTTGAAGTTCAGCAGTACGCCTCTGCTCTTCCGTCATCTTCATAGCTTCAAGGGCCATGCGACGGCGAATTTGTTCTTCAACGATGATGCCCTCAATTTTACTTCTTTGAACCTTTTCAGCCTGTTCTTCTAAGTTCCTCATCTCTTTCTGTATCTCAAGACGCCGTTCTTCCAATTTCTGCAATGCTTCCCCGTTAGCCTTAGTGTCCCCTTGCAACTTCAACTTTTCTTCATTGATAGATACCATTTCATCTCTAAGTTCTCTCAGCTTTGCTTGATCCTCAGTCTGCATGAGGAACCCAGTGTTGAAGATAGCCTGAAGACTATCGAGGGCTGTTGGATCGTTGATCAAGTTCTGGAGGTCAGCAAACGCTCCCCCTGTTGTAAAATCTTCTGTTAGCAGGTTTTGCTGCATCTGGTACCCGAGAGAGTTAAGCACTCTCAAGGCGTCGATCATCTTTTCCACTTCACCGCGACGTGCAGCATTGAAAGCATCGCCCAATGCTTTCTCCATATCGGTGCCCATAGCAGCAGCCATTTCGTTACCGCTGTTTCGCAACGAATGAATCAACTGACGCAACTCGGCTTCGGCATCTTTACCGCCAATGGTATTCAGCAGCATTTCTGAGCCGAGTCGTGTTGTCTTGGCTTCTTCCTGTTGCATTCTCCGTTTGATATTGTCCTGCTGCTCCAGCAAGAGTACACGCTTCTGGTCGTGAGATTCCATGTCTTTGATGTTGGCAATCTCACGATGTTGCTGCTGAATCTGTTCTCTACGATCCTGAGCAGCACGCAAGCGGTCGAATCCATGCTCTGCATCTTTGAGAGCATCTGTAAGACTGCGAGTATCTCGTTCTGCTCGGTTCAACCAACTGAACGCTGCACCGACAGCGATCACGGCTGCTGGCAGACCGAGAACCACAGCCATGAACTTTCCTGCGGTCATGCCGAGGATAGTCATACCCTCAGATGCCTGCAGTGCTCCGCGAGCAACCATTGTCAAGTTGTTGGACGCACCGAGGATACCAGAACGAATGTCTCCGAATGCAACACCCTGAATGAAGTCTTCAATCGCAAACGATGCCTGAGCCATCATGCCTGTAGCAGCACCTGAGCCACCACGAGAGGAGTTCATTATCTTGACAGATTCTGCTACCGCTCTGTTGTATTGTTCCTGAGTGAGATAGTTTTTACCTGTTGCTTTGTTGACATTGTTCAACAGGCGTGTGTAGTCGGCCACACGTTGATTGTGTGCTTCTTGAGCAGTAGCAGTTCTGCGTATGACTTGCTCTGCAAGTTTTGCATCTTCATCTGGCTTACGTTTGTTCTTCAGTAGATCAAGTTCTTCTCTCTGGTGCTGCAGAAGTATCCTTCGCTGAATAGCCTGCTGTTTGAGAGAAACACCAGCGGCATTCATCGCCTTATTTAATTCGGCAAGTTCTCTTTTGTGATTGGCCGTAAGCTGATTTATCTTGGCCTGTTCATTGCCGGTACTCGCCAGTATCTGCCTGATCTTGTCGATTGCCTGTTGCTTACCTTTTGGATTTACAATTCCTGCATCTACTGCAGATTTCTTACTCAGAGCATCGAACTGTGCTTGAGTAATGAGATTCATTTCCAAAAGAGACTGGTATCTCTGAACTCGTTTGTTGTGTAAATCTTGAGCCGTGGATAGACCGGCAATCAGACGGGTAGCCTCTGCTGTATTTGCATTGCCCTCTCTGTCCAAAGCATTGTTGAGTTTAGCGACCCTGAGCCGTTCTTCTTTGGCAGCGAGCAGTAGTATTTCGTTTTCACGTTCTGCACGCTGATCCCGAAGACGGGCTTTTGTTAAACCGAGGGAAGCTGCTTCTTCGTCGGCAAGTTGTGCTTTGAGAGCCTGATATCCTTGATCTGCATTCAAAGCAGGGATATCAGATGTTGCACGAAAGATTTCTTGTGGAAGAGGCTGGCCTTGAATACGCAGCATTTCCTGCTGATTGCGGGAATTCATTTCCTGCATTCTGCGGTTATGCTCAGCCTGTTCTTTCTCGATACGAGCGTACTCTTCTTTCAGTTTCGCAAAGTTTTCTTCACGAATCAATTCTTCCATCGTAGCAGCGTCTTCGGCTGCTCGTTGCCTCTGGCGGGCCATCTCACGGTCGTTGGTTGCGTTATCGCGGGCTGTTCGCCGTTGAGCCTCAACGATCTCATTTGACCCGAGACCAAGACGGTTGATTACGCTCTGTTCAAAGTTTTGCTGTTGGAATGCCTTAGACATTCCTTCAACCATTTTACCTGCCCAGTAAGATGCACGGGTGCCCGCACGTTTCAAGCCAGACTCAAGCGTAGCATCGTCAACTGCAATGCCTACGCTGATAGCATGAATGCTCTGTCCAAGGCTCATTTCGACATCCCTTTCACAGCCTCTACGATAGCCATAAACCCGCTACGGATAGCCGCAACGGGTTTCAGTGCTTTCGTCAGAACTTTGAACGCATAGTCTGGCTGAACAGTCCACTGCTTCACTTGATGCGGAACAAGGCTGTTCTTTCTGGAAGCCGAATTGTAATCAAAGGCCACTTTCATAGCCATAAGATCGTCTGTCATACCCCACCTGTAATGCTGCCAGAACTGGCGGTGTTGACAGAATTCTGAATACGGCATTCCTTCGATCTCTGATTTGTACTTACCCCAACGACTACAGAGGAACAGTACGAACCACTGTTCATCATCGGGGGTTATCAGTTTTTTGCCGGTTCCTTGTCCGGCCATACCTGGCGAACAAGTTCCACCAGTTCCTCGGTCTGAGTCACGCCGATGGAGTCCATAAACACATCGACAATACGAGTCAGGTAAGGGGTATCGAATGCTTCGAGTACCTGTCTCGCCGTGTCGGTTTCTGAGAAGGAAAGTGGCCATGCCGCAGCATCAGACTCATGCAGGCTGTTGGCGTATTGGGCCAGAAATGGCCGCTCCCCGTCGAACAGACAGATCAGGTTACGCAGCCCGGTAAAGTACCGTGCATCGATCTGATCTTCCTTCAGCTTGGGGAACTCTTTGAGTGCCTGCAGGAACGCAGTCACAAGTCCTGTAGACGGCTCTACAACGAATGCGTTGTTGTTGCCGGGCAGGGCCACTTTCTTCAATGGATTGAACTTGATCATTACTTACTCCGGGGGTGAAAAGTTGGGGGTGGAATCTGAATCAGACTGGGGCAGTAACAGTGATCGAGTTGATGCGGTACACCAACTCAGCCGTAGACCGAGCACCAGCACCGTCAACCAGAACAGTACCTGCAGGCTTGAACGAGTTACAGAAGCCGTTCAGGGTCAGGATAGGCCCAGTGGTTTCTGCCCCGTCTGCCGGGAAGTATATTTTCAAGTCGCCAGTACGCCCGTCCATGAATGCAGCCAGTTCACGCCCACCGTAGGCATCATTGGGGTCCCAGTCCACGGTAAACGTAACCGTGCCGAGGTCCACGATCTTACCAGAGCGGAACTTGCGAATCAAATTACCCCACGCATCCAGCGTCGTGTTGCTGCAAGTAATCTCAGTCTCGCCACGAGTGAAACCGGACCATGTAGGTCCGTCTGTCACGCAGGCATAGACGTTGCTGGAATTGTTGACAGGATCAGGAGCAGGTCCAGAACCAGTCGGGGCAGTTGTCTGGGCGAAGAACTGAATACGGATGCGGCTTGTATCGCGATTGGCCATTGGGGCACTCCTATGTGCTTGCTTTACCAGAGAAGGACATCATCAACACAGCAAGGTCGGGGGTAGACTGTGCAGTCTTTAGAACTGCACCCTCTTCAACAGACTCCATACGGATGTAGTTGAAGAAGACTCCAGTTCCCTGCACGTTATGAGACGTTAAGATCGTTCGCCGTCCGCTTACCGTTGGTTGCAAGACATTGAGCACTGACGCCTGCAGAGACTTACGTTGTGCATTGTCATGATGAACTACGGACACGTCAAGTAAGAAGTCTACCGATTCGCGTCCATTCGGTTCTGAATATCCTTCCGAGCAGAGAGCCGGAGTCATATTCGACACGTCAAAGAAGACGTAGCCCTTGGGCATCTTCGTGAGATCTTCTGCGGGAAGAAACTCAGACTTGTAAACAGGAACACCTGCGGGCATTCCTGCAGACAGGATCTTCATGATTGCATTGTCGATGTTGTATGGAGCACTCATGCGTATCTCCTGAAGTGCTCAACCATTTTCTGCTCGAAGATTGTGATCATCTCAGTACGTTTGGCAGCGATAGTCTGTTCAACAAACTTGTGTCCATCGAACCGGATACCATTACGATTGAACCCATACTCAGACAAGTGCCAATACTTGTTTGGTACACGCTTCCTGAACTTGCCCGAAGCACTGCTCTTGTAGCCACGTCGATAGTACGACTGCACCTCAGTGTTGCGGGCAAACTTCTTTGTGAACATGACTTTGCCGGTCTTCCTGTTGATACCTCGCGGTACACCGAAAGCCAGTGAAGTACGGCGAGACTTGTAGACTCCCATGCGACCGTCTTTGTCCCGTGCTCGGAATTCTGGGAAAGCAGTGGACTGGGTGTTTACGACAGCCTCAACGTACTTTCGATTCACGCTCACGATGCCATACATGACATGGCGGTTCTTGGCGGACAAGCGAACCTTCATGTCCAAGGCTCGCCTGGATGCTCCAGAACTCTGACGGCTCTCAGTCGGCAGTTGTTTGAGCAGCAGGGACAGGTGAGCACGAGCCGGGAACATGGCTGATCGGATTGCCTGACGTACAATATGCTTTCGCGTCTTCGCAACAAGATCAACAAAGCCGTTGCGGATCTCTTGCGGGACGGTGAATTTTACAGTCAGGATTCCTCGGTTCTTGGCCATTAGTAAATGGTGCTCAGTACCTGAGTGGTGATGGTCTGTGTCACGTTGTCCACAATACGAATCTGGATCTTTTGTCGGCTACCCCACTGGTCAGTCGCGTTACCCTGTACCGCATAGACTTTCTGGAGGGAAGGGATGACTGCAAACATCCCGGCGGTTACAGTCGATGCAGGTTTACACCACTGGCCCAGCAAAAGGAACGTCTGCTCGTTTACAACTCGACCAGCCTCAGAGATCTCCTTCGGTGCAAGCGGTAACTCCATCGCGAATGGACCGCGATAGTGCATGACGAATTCCTGCTTCAGTTCTCCAGACGCATCTGGGACTGAAGTAGGAATCCAGAACTCGACAGTGTGCCGAAGGTTCGGTCGTTGTCTGCGGCGGTACTTGTTCATCCGCGACCTACTTTCTTCCAGTCTTCAGCAACGTACTGGATCGCACGCATACTGTTGAGCAGGTTCAAGTCACGCAACTGACAGTAGCCCTGCGGCAACTCCATCATTTTGCTCTCTGAGACTGCATCGCGGTACTCGAACAGATGGTATGCCAGAATCTTCAGAGCACGGACTGTAGGCTTCGGAATGGCTTCGTAGGATGCGTAGCCGGTCCTGTAGGTGATTGTGACAGGGTAGGGCTGGTCTGTGTCAATCCCTGACAGTAATGCGGTCCAGTCAGCCGTCCAGAGCCTTGTAGGTTCCTGGGAGTAGACTGTGTAGCCTGAAGCAGAGACTGAGCCGGTAGTTCCGTCTGACTTTGCGTAGGTGAACGTGATCAGACTGGAGACAGAACCGAAGGGCAGGAATACAAGCCGATCCGCTGCAGTGAATGCTTCGTATGGGAGTACAAGGGTGGCTGTTTTGCGGAGGATGAAACGCCACTGTTCCCGTTCGCATATTGCGATAGCTTCATGCAGCAGATCGGTCAAATCAACAGGCAGGTCTGTGTCTGGTGTCTCTGGATCGAATCCGAGGTTCTGCTTGACAGACCTCAAGAACGCTTCGGTGATCAGCGTTGCAGGGGCATCTTCAGATGATAGATCGATTGAGAGGGGCATCGCTTGGACCTCCAAAAACAAACCGCAGCACAGCCACCCCCGTACCTGTACTGCGGCTGTTCGCCGAAGCGACTCGAAACTCGCTCTTGATGGGCGTCACCGCAAAGCGGGAGAGGCCCAGCGAGTGTGTTAGGAAAGGTGGCCGCAGGCAATCTTGCGGAATGGCTACGGCCACCTCGGGGTATCAGGCAGTAACGCCAGTTCCGGTGGGGGTCAGATCTTTACGCTGGTAGAACGTGAGAGCCTGCACCGCAGCCTTGACCGTATTGGTGTTCGTGCCAGTCAGTCGGAACACGACAGTCTTGAACGACACGCCAGCAGCATCTTCGGCGAAGCTGATTTCTTCCGAATCAACTTCGACAGAGACATTTGCACTTCCAGCAGAGCCGAACGCACACGTCTTGATGGTGGTAAAGCCAGAGGTGCCAGCAGCCGAGGTAGAACCTGCAACGGTGACAGTCAGAGTGCCGGTCAAAACCATGTCGTTCAGCACGATCATGGCCTTGTCGATGGGTTCGGTAAACACATGTGCGTTACCGATAGAGCCATTCATCGTCAGAGTGCCGAGAGCCTTGACCAGACTCTTGCTCGACAGATGAGAAAACTTCTGCGTAGCCATATTGAAAATCCTTTGCGGAGAAAAGCAGAGAAGAGATCAAACGGGAGGGGCGGAGAGAGAAGCGTTAAACTCCCCGCCCCTCCGACCTGCATGAATCAGGCAGTGTCTTTGCTGAGCACCACGAACGGTGACAGCGTGAGACCAGCCTTGCGAGGAGTCAGCGTGGACTTCCACCACGGGCGGGCGTCGTCGAATGCTGAGAACAGGAACACTTCCTCACGCTCAAGGAATCGAACATGGATCGAGCGGCTGACGTTCTGAGTGCCACGTTCGCCGAACAGTACCTGAGTCGGGTTGACGCAAGCGAGGAAGTTGTCGTTCCATTCGCTGATGACGTTCCCGTCCTGACCGCTGGTGATGCCGTTCATGAACTCGGTCCAGATTACAGGACGCCCCAGAATCGTGTCGGGCTTGCCTGCATCGGTCGAGGGGTAGAACAACTTCGTGATGCCTGCATTGTTCGGAGATTCGACAACTGCAGTCGTCAGCACGGCGTACAGGTCCAGAGAGCACAGCCATACTGCATTCTCATAACCCCAGACACGCTGACGCATCTTCAGCAGGTTCAGACCGCTGACGATCAGACTCGTGGACTGGCCAGTCTCTCGCTTGACGGTCAGCAGAGCAGCATTGTTGCTGTTCAGCATACCGAGAGGGCGACCAATGCCGTTGCCGTTCAGGAGTTCGTCCAGACGGTAAGCAGCGGCTTCCTGACGCATACCCTGTTCAATCAGGGCAGCAATCGAGATCGGGCTGTCAGCCATCAACTGATTTGTCACGGCAGCAGCACCGTTGACTTCGTGAACCTTCAGGCTGACCATCTCCATCGCAGACTTCGACATCTCAGGTGCCGCAGTTTCCTTACCGCGATAGACACGGAACCCGCCAGTCACGCTGGTACGGTGGTCCTTGTCAACTCGGCACGGAATGTCAACAACCGGAGCAGTCATCGGAACGCGAGTCATGAGATTGAAGATCGGATTGATCTCGGTTTCAATCTGCATGATGTCCGGCAGGAACCCGCGAGGAACCATCAGACCCTGGGCTTCCCAGTTGGCCTTGCTGAATTCGTCGCTGCCAATCGCGTCCATCGTCAAACGACGCAGGCGAGGATCGGTGACTTCACGGTCCTTGAACGAGTTCACGACGGCATTCAGGTAATCAGTCTGATTGCGGAACCCGTACTTCTCCTTGTCGTCTTCCCATGCCGGACGGGTGCTGATCCCGCCGCTGAGGTTCACGATGCCAGAAGCAGACTGAGCAATGCGGCTGACAGCATTGAGAGCATCTCGACGCTCGCGAAGACCAACCGCAGTACGGCTGATTGCATTCACGACGGCTTCGAGACGATCCACTGCATCACCGTACTCAGCGGTTTCTGCGGGAGTGATCTTGTCACCCTTCGCGTCAAATGCCTCAGTCTTGGTCATGAGCTTTGTTCGCTCATCGGCAAGCTGATTGGCGGTCATGTTCAGAACATCGGCGTTCTTGACAGCGGTGTCGTTGTAAACAAGGGCAGTGACAGCAGCAGCAAAAACTCGCAGTTTGGCGAATGCCATGATAAATCCTCCAGTGAAAATGTGGTGCATTCGGCTGCTGCTTATGCGTTGCGTGACAGAGCCGGATTCAAGTTAAAGTACAGCGGGCTGGTCGTCAAGAACTAACCCATAGAATTTCTACGAATGTTCAAAACTCGGCGGCGAATCTCAGACAGTTCTGGACGATCGACAATAGCTTTGTTAAGAGCATCCGCAGGGATGTTCAAACAGTTCAAGATCTTCGTGTCAGGGCGACCATCTCGAACTGTATTGAACAATCCCTGCTTGACTGATTCCTGAGCGGACATGTAAGTCTCTTTGTCCATTAGGTCTTTCACCTCAGTGTCCTTCATGGGAGTTCTGGAGGTGAAGATATTTACGATTGAATCGCGGTGAGCAACCCAGCGAGCAGCAGCATTCTGTGCAGACTTCTCGCTGTCGATTCGCTCGTACATGTACGGGTTGTGCATCATGAACAATGCACCGTTTGTAATCTGCCTGTCTGATCCGGCCAGAGCCAGCCAGCCTGCAGAACTGAAAGCGTATCCATCGACGATGGTTGTCACCTTGCCCTGATGCTCCAGCAATCGATTGTACATTGCCAGAGCAGCACCAACTTCACCACCCTGACTGTTGATGCGGACGGTGATGTCACCTGTGACGTTACGCAGGAAGTTCATGACATCGTTGGGAGTAACAGAGGTATCACTCTCACCCCACTTCGTCGGCATGATGTAATCGTAGATCTCCAGTTCGTTCGCACTGTTGAACGATACCCGAGTCTCCAGCATCTGATCGCCAGAGGGAAGTTGCTTACGATTCAGAACCAACATCCAACACCTCCGGGCATTTCTGGGAAGAGATCCAAGTAGCAATCAGGTTGTTGACATCCACGTCATCGATCAGATCGGTCCAGACACTCAACTGTTCGTTAAGCATCTGACTGAAGCGACTGTCGGCTGCGTAGAACTCTGCGACGGCAGCATCATAGTCGTTAGGTCGAGTAGACTTCTTCTGGTCCAATACTCGCGACTCGTACTGCTTTAGCCCGTTGATGACATTATTGAAAGCAACTCTCACGGCATTATTAGCCTTGCGAAGTCGCTTGTCAATGTTGTCCTTGCTCGGGCTGTTGTCCATATCTTTCTGTGTGGTTGCACCGGGGGCTTCAGGTGTAGCCACGGGCTTGACCATGCCGTCGTTCATCTTACGCTGTCCGTCTTTCTGCAGATCGAGCATCTCCAGATTCGACTCAGCGGTCTTGTTGGATATCTCAGCCTGCTCCTGAAGCAGCAGGGAGTGCTCTACGGTCATCAGATTGACAGGGACGTACCTCGGGTCAGCCGCAGCATCGGAGGGGTTGATATACAACCCCAGCAACTGACGGGCCTCAATACGATTGATGACTCCGATCTCGAACAGCTTACGCAGCGAGTCAGAGAATCTGTCAATCACGTTGCGGTACAGGTACATCTTCTCAAACTCGAACCTGTACAGCATCTGTGATGGAAGCGGCAGTAACTCAGTCTTGAACTGAGCAGAGAGCCTGTCGAGGAATGGGCCGATACCAGTCTGTACAAACAGACTGATCACGCCAGACAGATCGACATCGCCAGCCTTGGTACCCATGTAACTGTGCAGGAGTACCGGAGGGATGTTGAATCCTCGGGCCACGTCTTCGACACTGAATGCACGAGTCTCGATGAACTGCAGATGCTGGAACGGAATACCCATGTGGACTGGCTTCAGTCCCTGCTCCAGAATACGAGTCTTGAAGATCGACTCCAGCGGAGCGTTAGGGTCTTCCTCGAAGTTGGCTTCCAGACGCTTCAGGACTTCAGGGGCCAGCCTGTTGTCTGTAGTCAGGAACATTTGGTTAGCGATACCACGAGTGTAGAAGTTCCGACCGAACTGTTCACTCGCGGAATACAGGTCCACAGTCATCTGGGAGTTGCCAATGAATCCTTCACCTCGGAAGTAATCGGCATCCAGCACTGAGGATTTGAAGTGACACATAGCCTCTTTGGGCAGGTACAGAGGCTGTGTGTCTTTGTCTCGGTATGTTGCACCCGTGTCAATGCGGTACAGGATCTCGCCAGCCACTGCACGGCGAGGGGGAGATGTATCAAGCATCTCATCACCGCGAGCACGCTTGATGTTCATCCTCGGAATTCTGGAGGGATGCACATAGTACAGGCGGGATGTCCGGCCCTGCATGTCCAGTTCACGGATGAAGTAGCAGTTCCCGTCCATCAGTACGTCGTAGATGATGTTCAAGAGAGCATCATCCGCACTGAGTTCTGGGTTGAAGTAGTGCTGGAACAGTCTTGATGCTGGATGGCTCGTAGTCTCGATGATACGAGTAGACTGCTGAGTCATCTGGTCCACAGCATACATACGACGGGGCAGTGCGACAGCCATCCCGGTATAGACCTGAACGGCACATCGCACTGCAGACAGACGCAGGGCCACGTCTGTCCTGTCTGCAAACATCTGTTCATGACGGATCGTACCCCACAAGTTTGCCCACGACATTGTGGCCGCATTCATGGCGTAGTCAATCAACGTGCCTATTGCGGCATGGGGGCGGGCAGCAACAGGTTTCTTGAACAGATTGAGCATTATTTCAAACCCCGGATATCGGTGATTGTCTCTATCTCAGGATACAGCGACCCGCCCAGAGCCATCAAAGAGGCAACTATACCGTCGATCTTGTTTGTTGATTTTTGCTTGTCAGGACGCCTTTGTCCATCATGATTTGTCATGATCGTTACATTTCCGGCTTCCCACTCCAGTACCGGGTTGCCCCCGTGATACAGACACTTATCGATTGCCATAGACTCCAGTTTGCGGACAGGCTCGTTCATACCGGGGAAGTTTTGCGGATATGCTCGGGCTGGGTATCCGAAGTCTTTCAATCGAACATAGATCACACGCATCGCAAAACGGTCGAAGCAAATCTCACGAAGACCCTCAAAATGAGTGAAGATGCCAGGATACGATGCGTCTCCCAGCATAGTCTTGACAATGGATTCATCGTCTGTCGTTTCAAGTGGTGCAGTGGAGTTGAGTAACCCCGCTTCCCACCAACGAGCGTAAGGTAGTCCCTGTTCTTGTGACCTTCGGTATATGGATGCTGCCGGGCACCAGTGCCATGTGAGCAGCGTTTGTTTGGTAGGGAACCACAGCGATAACGCTGCAAGGTCTTGAACGATTGAGTTGTCGAACCCTGCATAGCATTCCTCGTATCGAAGTTCTTCACACTTGGCTATAAACCATGACCAGTACAATCCTTGGTTAGCAATCTGAACATCAACTGAGGTTGTGTCGAAGTTCCGATCGCAAGCGATGTTGTTCCAGTATGGGTGTTCTGACATCCAGTTCTTGATATCAACGACTGACATCATCTCGACTGAATCAGGATCAGGATTACCATTTGCCCAAACGTGCGGAGGAATCCAGGCTGTCTCAGTCTTTGTTTTGATGTTCAGGTGCAGTCGCAGGAACCTGTTGAGTTCTGCAGGGTTGTCCTGTACTGACCTTACCATTTCCTCAAAGTATTCTCTGGTGATCGACTTCCCGTAGTTCGGGTTGGCTCGACTCCAGATTGTCGGGTTACGGAAGTCATCAGTTACATTGGCTTCGTAGATTACTGGGAGGAAGGTAGGTGCCCACTGCTTCCCTGAAGCAATCATCTTGGCCTTGCTGTACATCTCATTGCAGACACTGGGACGGTCATAGTCTGCTGTGGTTGTGTAAACGATCAGAGGCTGCCTGCGAGCCGCAGTACCAGTCTTCATCACGTCTACGAGTTCACTGTTCGGATGAGCGTGTACTTCGTCAACGTACACAAAGTTAGGGCTGAGTCCGTGTTTCGTGTCGGCCACACTGGACAACACTTTGAAGCTGGCACCGTCTGTATGCTCGAATGACTTGGTTGATCTGTAGACTCGTTTCTCCTTGAGTCTGCTGATCAACCGGGGGTTGTTCTCGATCATGTACTGGCTGTGCCTGAAGTTCACAGTCGCCTGATCACTGTCAGCAGCACAACAGAAATTCTGACTACGCTTCTCACTGTCCACGAAGAACATTATGAGAGTAATGATTGCTCCGAAAGCAGTCGTGTTGTGTGTTGTCAGGTATTGCTCTCCAAACAGGTATGTGCCGGAAGGAGCATCGACTTGGATGCAAACCATCTCGGTAGGTGTCGTAGGTTCAATGCTGACAATGTGGTTGCTTTTACTCCTTCCTCTGGAGGTTTTCATCCTGTTCAGTTTTCTGGGAAGAGTGAACACTGGATGTTCATCTCGACCAGCAGCAAACTGAATTTGATAGTACGAGTTTGTTTGTCCAGTCTGACAAGTCTTGCGTATAGAATTCAAAGTTGCTTTGAGGCCGAGCGAGTAGCACAATCGAAAAATACCGTCTGCCAGCGTCTTGTTTTTCTGAGAGATAGAGATGTCTGTTCCACGCAGGCTGATGAAGCCATCGGTATCCATCAACCCTTGAAGCAACCTCAGTCTCTGGTTTCTTGATGCGGTAAAGTATTCCTCGGGAATGTGCTTGTTGTTCTTCAAATTTGTGTCGTATAACTTTGATCCAGCAATCTCAGGCAGGGTAACAGTCCAGCAAGTCTTTCGACGTATTTTCTTGTAGCCCTTCCAGTGATCGATATCCTCATCTCCTACTGACAAGTATGGACCAGCAGAACTTCCATCTCCGAGCCAGGCACCGAGGATGTAAGGGTCTATCGGTAGATTTGCTTCTTCACATTCAATTCCAGAGTGCATCGGGATACTGAATGTCTTTCCGTTTCCGCAGTCTACGCCAGTATCGAACAGTTGCTGTGTTGTCCATACATCTTCATAGGTGCTTTCACTTGTTTTGTTGGAGACAGTTTTGACGCCTGCTTTTCTGTTTACCTTGGCAGTCTTGTTGTTTTTGTCTGGGTGTTGCTTTCTTGAGATCACATGCCACTGATGGTCAGCACCAGCCAAAGCTACTTGACCGCTGGAGAAAATAACCTTGTATGCTTTCTCAGGAACTCTTCTGTCAGCAACAAAAACGACGCTACAAGGCTTACCGTCTTTGTCAAAGACAGTGTCTCCAACTTTCAAGTCTCCGATAGTTGTAAAGCCGCTTGGTGTTGGTATCAACGTGCCAACGTCAAGTTCTTTACCGTTCTTCCTGGGCACATATATGAAGCATTCTCTGTACCGCCGTAAGCCTGTCTCGACAGACTTCCAACAGAACAAGTTTGCGTATATGGCCGACTGCCAAAGTTCTGGGATGAAAGATTGACCCGTCAGTTCACCTTCAGGATAGACACACTCGTTCACAATGAATGCGATGATTCGATCCCATTCAGTCGCGTCGAAGTAGTATCCCTCTGCTGAAGCAAACGGGTCATAATCAGGCAACATCTTTAGCAGGCTGACTGGAGATCGTTCAGTCCACTTCCAACCAATCATCCGGCCCCTCTCAAAGATCGTGTCAGGAACACGAATCTTCTTTGGTCCGGCTTTCAGTTTTCCAGTGGGCTGCCCGTCTTTAATCTCCTGCTGCTTGATGAAACTCTGATATGCAGGTAACTCAAGTTCGATGGTCATGGGGGTGTATGACCTTCAGTTGTCAAATTGCACTTCCGTAGAAGACTCGAACGACATGACATCTGTACCAGTACCCGGCCATGTGAACTTCAGCACGGCATTGTACTTGTATCCGAGTTTCCCCTTGGAAGTTTCTGAGGAAGAAAGCTGTACCAGTGCGTAGGGTGCTCCAGACGTACCAGTCCCAGCAGGGTCAACGACTGTGGCCGTACCAGTGATAATCTTGTTAGGATCAGTCTCACGAGCACGGGAAATGGTGAATGTTACAGAAGCATCTGCGAAAAGCAAGGAACCTGTACTGCTGATCGGATTACCGTCTGTGTCTACAATCGGCAGTTGTATTGCCCGACCATTGGCTGTGGTGTATGAGTCTCCGATTGTCAGACTGCTCGGGAAGCCTGTAATAGTTCCTGGCTCAAGTACAGCCCCTGCCAGCAATGGACCGATAGCCCCTGCTCCACTGATCAGATCAGTCTTACCTTGTATCAGATCCAACTGATCGAGAATCAATATCTGATTGCCCAGTGTTGCAGATCCGCCACCAGCACCTGCAGGACCATTCTCCAGCATGTTGACAGTAAACTGCCATACTGCACCATCTTGTACCAACCCGGTGTTGAGTCTGTCAGTTACAGTCTTGATTGCTGCAATCTCAGTATCGATGTACTGGATTATCGTTGTTTGATTCGCTAACGTCGCCAGTCCACCCTGGATCTTCGTGACTGCAGAACTCGCTAGGGCGTCCGCCGTAATTGCATCCGTTTGGAAAGCGTGAACGTCTGCCGCGATATGCGGCGTGTTTCCGCCAGTCAAAAACACCTGATTGTTGCTGTTTGTGCTTCGGACAATCCTTGCCCCGAAACTGCCTGCAGTCGTGTAGCTCGCCAGCAGTGCATCCCAGACTGCGGCGGCTGTTTCGCCTCCGTTCAATGGTGTAACATACGACGATGCCGCAAGACGACTCAGGACGTTCGTGTTGACCGTCCCGAGGTTTGTGTTGATCGTGCCGATCGTTGCGTTATCAGGTGCGGTGTAGCCGCTCGTCGCGAGTCGGCTGGACACAGTCACATCTATCCGGCCCAACTCAGTCGCAAGTTCAGTGCGAACACCGCCCGCCGTGAGTGTCGATCGGCTGCTGACCGTTGCATCAATCCGGTTTAGCTCGGTTGTCAATTCCGTCCGCACGCCTCCGGCTGTCAGTGTCGAAATCGCCCCCGCCAGTGCGCTGATCGATCCCGTAGCCGCTGGCAATCCTCCGCTGGTGTTGACTGCGTTGCTGAACAGCGCATCGTACACCGTAGGCTGACAGATATCCCAGCGGAACACCGGCATGGCATAGCTTGCGTTGTTCGTCGATATCGTCAGCCGTCCGATTGTGTCCGTGTTGCCTGTCGTGAGTGTAATTGCATAGTGTCCGTTGTGGGAATGGCTGATTGTGTTCCCTGACAACGCCGCGGACGTGCCGTTTTTGGTCAGCGTGAAATCGCCGATCACAGCAGTGGTGACAGCCACGCCAGAGGCGTCCAGAACGGGACCGACCAAGACAACCGCAGACGTTGACTGTTTCAAAAACATTTCACACCATCCCCGTCAAAAGTCGTCGCCGTCGTGCCCCAGTGCTCGGAACAAACCCATAGATCCGCCGCCGTGTTTGTCCTGTCAGTTCGCGGCCAATGTAGCCGTTGCCGCGTCGGTATATCTCAGCAAACTCCGGGGCTGTCAGTGCTCGCCGCCAGATTGCACGTTCACCGATTGACCCCGGCAGCCACTCACTACTGCCGGAGTATCCGCCCCAATCCAGTGTGTTCGCAAATGTCGGCCCTGTGTTGCTTGTGCGCGTCACGTCCAACCGGCCATTCAGGTAGATATCGAGGCTCGTGCCCCGCCGACACCAGCCGACGTGATTCCACACGTTGTAGGTCATTGACGTTGCGCCTACAACGGCGGTGGCACTGGTTGCAAAATATATGCCCTGATTGACCACAGCAGCACCGACGTTGCCAGCATACCACAGCATTCCGTTACTCCAGTTGCTCTGGCATACTACACCGTACCCTGATCGCACCAGTACCCACGCCGCAAACGTCATATCTCCGAGACCAATGATTGCCCTCGGACTGCCTGTCGCATAGTCGTTGCTGCCGTCGTGGCGATTCGTGCGACCGCTAACACCACGCACGGAAGCCGGCTCCCATGCCGTTGACTGATCGAAATTTGTCAGCGTAGAGTGCGCACTGTTCACCAGATCCGGCAACAGTAAACCAGACCCACGCACGGAAGGCGACCAGCAGCCGACTATGCCATCTGTGATTGCCATCACTGCACCTGCGGGTAAACGCCCTGATACCTGAATTCGTGATTGCCTGCCGTTGCGTTGAGTGCCGCCACAGTATTATGAACCACGAACAAAATAAACTTGCTTGGCAACACACCGCCAAAGACTTGTTTCGCTGAGATCCCAGTAAACCAGTACGTTCGGTCGCTGGTGTTGTTCGTGCTCATCGTCGCGACTGACTTGCAGATCACGTTTTTGATATCGCTGGATGTGATAGTCTTAGTGCCTGTCGTACCGTTGAACACGTCCGGCCAGCCGCTCGAATTCCATGCGACCGCCCAAACCTCAATCGACCTTGCCGTAGTCGGTGACGTGCCCGTAGTGACTTTGCCAGACAGAATGAAATCTTCAAAGCCGTCCGTCGTGTTGTCGATTACGGCTGTTTCCAATCCGGCCAGCAAATTCGTGTCACTGAGAAGACCTGCAACTCCTGCGGTGATTGTGCTGGTGGCACCATATTTCCAAAGGATGTTGTTGGGCATTACACACCTGCCAATCTGCGACGTGAGTTGATAACCGCACCAATGCCAACCTCGCCGATTTTCATCACGTTCACCCACAACTCTGTGGCATCGGCCAGTGCATCGATTGCCGCCACGTCGTTTGCATCCAGCAGGCTATGTTGAATCAATACAGGGGCATTCTGTGCAAGTGATGGTTCATCCAGATCAACTGGAAAATTTGCTTGAACCATATCAACTAGCGTGATCGCCTGTTTGTACGGCGGGTCAGGACTTTCGTAGTTATTCGCTATTCGCCGCAACTCAGACCATCGACCGCGAGTTGCTAAAACTTTCCAGATTTCCTGCCCTGGGACTGGCCTCCGAATGGAGACTGTTTTCTCCATGATCGCATCGGCTGCTTCTTGGTCAGTCATGCCCGCATACTGGGGCAACGATAACTCGGCATCCAGTGCCTGCTCGCCTGTCAATGGTGCGTCTGTCATCAGTCTTCAATCCCTTGCTTCGGTATCCCAACATGGTCTCTGAGATCAGTCAGAACCATCACCATCGTATTCAGGTTAGAACTTACCACTGCTCGAACACGATCAAAGTTTGTTCCGTTCACCGATAACCCATTGTTCTTCCGGCAGTCCAGCAGGGCGAAGATTCGGTCTCTCAAAACTGCTTCTGCTCTCTCCACTTCGTAGATCGCTGCATCGACTGCGTTCATCAGTTCCTGACAGGGTTCTGGTGAAGATGAGTCGCCGTCCGGACGGAAGATCGACAGAGGCGGATTCTGCGACATACTGTAACTCCTGATTGACGGGGGTTGACTTTACTCGGGCTGCCTGCAGGTTGTCAGCCACAACGATGCTGTAACGACCGTACCCACTCCAGATGATTAGTGGGAGTAACAGAAGAGACTTGTAGAGGAATCCATCCCACTTACAGCGAGCCTTGCCGCTGCGAATCTCTTGATGGATGTAGACTCCGATGGCGAAGCAGAGCCATGTCAATATCAGCGTGACTCGGTAAATCGTGTGGAGGTTCACGGTTTCCATAACAGACTGATTCCCCAGCAAGTTCCAACAAAAAACACCAGCCACGCAAACGCTCTTACAACCAGTCGCCACTCTGGTATCGTAGCCTGAATCAATGTCTGAGCAGTTTTCTGGTCAGCCTGTAGCCTCTGGCCACCAACTTCGACGTTGAGGGCTGGCCGATTATCCTGCTGATCGTCGAAGTGTCCATCGGTCATCGGCCTATTCCGGCTGAATCCTGTCGTTTAAGGGTAATCCCGCAGTATTGTTACTGGCTGAATCCCATGTCCGCAAGCATTATTTTCCATTCTCCGGGAGCATATCCAACTTTGACTCGCTGGATGCCTGCTTTATCCTTGTACCGGAATGCTGGAATCTGATTCGGAGCACCAGCCCAGCGGACCCATTTGACCTCAACTGGGAGATCCTTACCCTGAATGTCAGCCTTGAATCTCTGACAAGGACCGCACCAGTCCGCAGAACTGACTTCCAGTGTTGGTCGCTGAAGAGTTTCTGAGGAAGAGGTATAGTCTCTGATCTCAGGCAGGGCAGGGGCCGCAGATCGCTCTACAGTCAATCTCCAGGCTTCCAGCGACTCAAGACGCAGTACAACGTCTCCGAGCGTTACAGGCGGTTCTTCATCGGCTGTGCTGGCCGATATGGTGAGACCAGCGATGAACATCCAAAACAATGATCCCAGTATCAGAAGCCAAAAGCGTTTCATAGGTATCCTCCCCCTGAAAGTGTTCGTTTGTGCCATCGCTCGACAGGCTTGTCGGGCATCAGAATGTAACCACCGAAAGGTGCAAACGGCTCGCTGCGAGATTGCAGCTTGTCATACACCTGTCGAGTCATGTAGTAGAACCCGTCTCCATGCGAGTTCCAGACTTTCAAATACCACTGTCCAGCAATGAACTCCGCCCAGACAATCTCAGTCGCATGACCACCACGACCACTAGGCACGGTGTTCATTAGTTTGCGGCCATTGAGTGTTCCCCAGTTGCAGGGCCACTGAGTACCGATATGGCCAGTTGCCCCTGCAGGCAGAGCAGCAAGCAGATTATCAAAGTCAGGCAGTGGTCCAAACTCAGTAACAAAGCCGTCTTCAATCTCCACCTTAGTTGCTCTGGAGATGAGACTGCGGTATGACCGCTCGTATGTCGAGTACGGCCAGTTACTTTCCAGTGGGAGTCCCGGCTTGACACCCGGTATAGAATGGTTGCCAGTCAGCAGGCGAACACCAGAACCGATGCTTGTTCCTTCATCACGGCCCACCTGATTCTGCGACATCAGAGCCTCTGACATGTTGTAGGCGTACATGTCGGCATACTGAACCATCTCGCCTGTAACGTGCCACCTGCGAGCCTCAGCACCATTGGTAAGTGACTGACCCTGACAGGAACCCCAGTTGCCCTGATTCTGAATGCGAAGAAACTTGCAGGGATCTTTACTTGGATCTTTGAGCACTGCTTCCCAGCCCGTGAAGTCAGAGGCCCTGACAGACTTGACTTTCACTGACTGACTGAGAACACGGATTTCTTCCGATGTGGGCATTTTCAGCCCATTACCTTCAGTTACGGGCATCGTAGTATCTCCTGATGTAGTCAGCGTGTTTCTCAGGAGTCCAGTTCTCAGCACCGAATGCGAGTTCTTCCTTGGTTAGTAACTGTGCCCAGTTCGATGCACGAACTTGGTACCAGTTGGTCTTGAACCACTGGGTAGCGTCTTCCTCACTCTTGATGTCTCCAGCCTTGAGACGGGCCGACAGAGTCCTTTGCAGGTTCCTCCAGTCGGCCTTGTCCCGGTCAAACAGCAGATCAATCTCATCTTTGACGACCGGGGGATCGACATTGATGGGATCAACCTTAACTGTATCGATGACTTTCAGTTTCTTGCGTGTTACCTGAGTCTGTCTGGTTACAGGCTCTGGACGGATCAGTAACGTGACTTCTCCGACAGCAATACCCTCAACCAGATACCCGTTTGGTTTCTCAACAAAACGAGTCTCAGCACGCTGTAACCCACCAGCAAAACGACTACGGATGATTGTTCCTGCTGTAACTTCTGTGATGTTGACAATACCCTCCGGTACTGCATCGATCACCAGAGCACTATCCGACTGGATCAAGTACAGTTGCTCAGTGTCGAATGTCTCGACAGGCTGCACAACCGGCTTTACCGGAGGTATTTCTGAGGAAGGAAAGTCAATAGTGGCCGGTTCGTCGAACAGGCACAGAAACAGCAGTAACAGTCGCATATATCACGCTTTCGTCTGAGAGGAAACCAGTGCAGTAGCCTCTTCGGGGGTGAGACTAAGGAAGTGATCGATCGAATGAGCAGCCAGTTCAGAAGCAGATTCCTGCGTCAGTGAGTACATGCCGTAGTCAACTGGAGGTCCACCACGCCTGTAAGCACGCTCGGCATCACGACACTTTGCCCTTGACTGAGCAACGATGTCCTTTGCCCAGTCACGACGCTGAGCCAGAGCATTCTTTTCATGCTGCTCGCGGACCATTGCCTGAACCTGATCAGGCGGAGTCTCTTTACGCTTCTTGCACATTCCAAACAGCGGAATGATTGCACTGATCAGACCGATGATCAGGGTGGGGTCAAACTTGACCTTACGTTCCTTGCCACTACTGACATAGGAACCTGTGAGGTTGCTTCCGCCACACTTGCGGGCTACAGCTTGTGCAAACGATGTTGCCGGTGCGATACTCATGACAGTTACTCCAAAAATCGAGGGTGACTGGAGCACAGTGCTGACAGTCTTCAAGTAGAGACTATCAAAGTTGCTGAGTATGTCAATAGATTGCTGAGTGTAATAGACTCAAGCAGGGATGGATTTCATCCCAAACCCCCCTCCCCCTTTCCCTTGTCGGGAAGGTTCTGCGGAGGGACTTCATCCCAGTGTTTCTTCGGATCTTTGTTTAGGGACGCTCCTGCTGGCAAACACTCGCCACCCCATCGTCCTGCACTATCGGGTACCTCGTGCAGAGGTGATTCAGGCGGTATGGTAGCCGTAATCCTGCCCCTGTCAAGTCAGATTACCCAGAATACGCTGCCAGAGGCTCTGAGGCTTCGCTGGAGGCCCTCAAATACGCTGGATGACCTGAGAGTCGTCTTTCCCCGCTGGAGGCTCTCAGACGGGCTGTAATGCGTTTGTAGTGTACAAGTAGTGTACAATTATTTTGTAGAAATCTTGCAAAGGTTTCATTGACCTTGTCGATAATGTTGATAGGATTCCCGCAGTCCAAGTCATTCACAGGAGAAACCGATGGGAAAGAAAACGAAGATCAACGGAATCAGCGGGTCTGCTGAATTTTGGGCTGAGGTAGACAGGCGAGCGAAAGAGTCAGGTCAGACCCGATCTGCTCTGATTGTCGAAGAGTTGGCAACACTCTGGAAGTTGCCGGGTCTTGTTACAGGTCCAGTTGGCAGGCCGAAGCGAAAGGTGGTGAAGCGTGTCACATGTTGAGATTGATTGCGATGGCAAGTACGTTACCAAAGAGTCTGGGCGGTACATTCCGCCAAAGCTGGTTTCTGGTAAGAAGTATTGGCTACTCGTGAGAGGGGCTGATGACAGCGAAGTTTTATCTTTTTATTGGGACCCGCGACACAAGGTACCGCGAGACGAGGTAGTCAAGGTCTTGTACGTCGGCTCTCTCAACGAGCATGAAGTGTTTTTGAAAGACAGTGACAAATCTCAGGCCGTACTACTGACAGACGGTGACATCAGGAACTTCAGAGTTGCTGCAGCGTACAAGCAGGTGACGTATGTTCTGTGTGCTAACGTGTTCAACGTCAACTACTCTGTCAAACCGACTTTGGTAAGCACAGAACTGTCAGCATCGGAGCAAGTGAAAAAACAGGCTCAGTATACTGACGTGACTTGCAGCACTGTACTGCAATGGTATCCCTCTGGTAACATACCGGAAGGATGGACTCCGCTGGAGTCTAATGAGAAAACACGAAGTACAGTCGAGGTTGACACATGAGCGATAACTGCCCCCGGTGCGGTTCATTACCACGAAGACATCATGTAGGGTTTCACTGCGGTACTGAAGTCGCAGACGATGGAGCAGTGATTCAAAGCGATGGGTGCAGAAGCACCGCCCAGCGGAGGGCTATCCCGCAGACCGTAGAGGCTCTCAGAGAGGTTCTGAGAGTGAAGCAGGTACCTGCTGAGTTAAAGAAGTGTATTGAAGCGTTGATTGGAGAGTTGTCATGAGTGGTCGTCCAAAGGGTGCTGGTAACACGGTTAAGGCAATCCTGACTGTGAATGCGTGGTACAGTGTTGCTGACAATCGGAAGTTCGCAGAGTCCAATACTCGCAGTGTTGTGCTGCGGACTGTTCGGGCTGCGAATCCTGATATGCGTATCGGGACCAGTGTTCTGATGCACGTCGAAGATCAGATCGGACTGAAGCGATGTCGTGGCAATGTCAAGTACGCCGATGCTCGTAAAGACCGGGCTGTTATCATTGCTCGGGAACTGCTGTCTGTTATCCAGAACCTCGGTATGACAGCATCTACTGAGTTGCTGGACATCGTTAAGCACAAGTGATTTCTGAGGGGAAGACAGGGTAGTACAGCCCCAGTGTAACAGCCGGGGTTCTTTTATGGGGTAAGGTATGTCAGAGAGAACATGTGGTAATTGCAGGTTCAGTACGTGGGTAAGTGAGAGAGGCGGACTACAGTGTCAGCGTAACCCGCCTGAGTATTATGCTATACAACGTCGTGATCATATTTCACACGGGTTCTTCTTTCCTACAGTCGATGCTGATGACTCGTGCGGGGAATGGAAGGACGATAGCACGTCACCAGAAACGGAAGCCCGTCAGGATCTCCGGCAACAGTTGGTTGTGGCTATGGTGGCTGCTGGTTCAAATATGGAATCTAGAGCGTTGTGGGAAGAAGCATCACGCATTGCAGATTGTGACCCGGAGGTAAACAATGAGTGACATTGCATACTGGTGTCTGGTAGTGGCTTGTGCAGCGGTAGTAATTCCTGTACTCGTGATGGTATGGTTGACCTGCTGGATTGCTGATGAAGATGAGCAGGAGAGACAGGCACGGCATATTGAGTGGATGGAAAATCAAGATGGGGAGGGCTGGGAATGACTGAGCAGAACGAACACTGGGTTGAGCATTGGCAGCATCGGTGTGATGAGTTGCAGGAGAAACTGGACAGACTGCAGGCAATCATTCAGCGACTGCAGACCCTGCAACCATCAGAGGTTACGCCGGAGGAACTGCAGGCGGTCAACGACGAACTGCCGGAGATGCTGATTAGTAGGCGTTACATCGCGGCAGTCTGCCGTGGGATGCTGAAGGGAGGTGAACAATGACTGAGGTAAAGGTACTCGACAAAGGCTTTGTCAGGCTCGTGGACATCATGGGCAATGACAGCAGCATCGTACAGGCTGCTCGTGTCAGCTATGGGGAAGGAACAAAGACTGTCAGCGATGACAGGACTCTGATCCGGTATCTCATGCGACACAGACATACTACTCCCTTCGAGATGGTGGAACTCAAGTTCCATGTCAAGGTGCCTATGGACTGCTGGAGACAGTGGGTGAGGCACCGGACAGCCAACATCAACGAGGTGAGTACAAGGTACTCTGAGGTCAAGGAAGAGTTCTATTGCCGTGAGGCTGAAGAGTACAGACTGCAGAGCAAGGGCAACAAGCAGGGTAGTGGGGAAGAGATTCCTTACTCTACTGCTCACAGGTTGAATGCTGCTGTCATAGGGGCTATGGATGACTGTGTCCATGCCTACAAATTGCTGATTGAGGAAGGTGTTGCTCGGGAACAGGCTCGGGCAGTGTTGCCTCTGTCAACGTACACGGAAGCGTACTGGAAGATTGACCTGCACAATCTGCTTCACTTCCTTGAACTCAGAATGTCTGACAAGGCACAGTATGAGATCAGGATGTATGCTCAGGCTATCGGGCAGGTTGTATCAGGTCTTCTCCCAGAAACCTGGTCGGCATTTGAAGATTACAGACTCAATGCTGTGACGTTCACAGCAATCGATATCAAGGCTCTGAAGGGTGAGATGACTATAAAGTCTATTCGAGAGTATGATGAGTTTGTAGAGAAACTGAAGAAGTGTGGACTTGAGTACCTTGCACTTGGATACCTTGGAGGTGTCGAATGAGTAACGAGTTGATTGGGGATCTGTTGTCTGTCGGCGGCAAAGTACAGGAAGAACGCGACCGGCTGGCGGTTGAACTGCAGGAGTCAGAGCGGCTGCGGCAGGAGGCGTTTGCGACGTGCGAGACGATGCGGCAGGAGGCGTTTGCGACGTGCGAGACGATGCGGCAGCAGGTGGCGGCACTGCAGGCACAACTGGACGCAGCAGCAGTCACGCCAGCAGAGCTAGACGATGTAGGGCCTTTGGGGTGTAACATTGCACTCAAACTGGAGAACGATGAACTGAAGAAGCAGCAAGAAACACTGCGAGGGTTGGTGGAAGAACTGAAAAAGCAGATTGAGAAAGACAGGGCTGATTACTCGGCTGCTGCGAGACAGGCTCTCGTGAAGCATGAGGCTACCAAAGGTCTTCTGCAGGAAGCAGAGGCTGAGCGTGTTAAACAGAAAGAACTGCTGGGAGTGTACAAGTCTATGCAGAGACTGATTGACGCATACTTCCTGAATGATGTCTGATTAAAGCGTCCTGATGTACCATCGCCCGCCACGGATCTTAATACCTCCAACAACGGATGCACGGTCTGTGGCGGGTTCTCTTGTACTGGTCCAGTCGTTGTGATTCCCGCCATAGCCTGTAATCTGACTGATCTCCTGATGAATCAGTTCCTTTACCTCCAGACGGAATTTCTGGGAAGAGAGTATCAGGTCTCTGATACGGCGACGATGGGCTGGCGTGAGAGTAGTCATCGGAAGTAGGTTATCCCTTTGAGTTCGCTGTTGCGTACTTCAAGGACTTCAGCCGCTGAAGCCTCTGGATTGACCAGATAGACGATGTCTCGCGGTGACATCCCCAGTTTCTCGATCAGCTTAAGCAACTTACCTTGTGCTCGGTCGGCAATGACTGCATTCGGATTGACGAACGATCCGATGAAACTTCCTTCATCATCGTACTTGTCATAGGTCAATCCGTTCTTGTCGAGGTTAGTTCGACACTTGTGGAGCAGAGTTGCCGTCTCAACCATTTCTGAGATGAGAAGAGTGTAGGTCGGACTGAGGCACTTGCGGTGCTCCATGTCAGTCACGATGAATTGCCACAACTCCAGTTTAGTCTTGTCCTCAGAAATCCTCGATGGGACAGGCATCTGATCAGCAGTGCAGATCTCAACATCTGGATCTGGCATTGACCGATGAGAGAAGAACGATAACTCTGCTGCAGTACGTCGTTTGGGCCGGGCCATGATGATTCCCTATTGATATGGGACGGGGGATACACGCTTTGTCGCAAAGATGCCCTGGAATGTCAAGATAATCCATACAACATACCCGGAACCTCCCCGAAACAACAGGTTTTACGTTACTG